ATGTACAGAGTATGTACAACTGCCGTCAGGTAGGTGCATCAATGTCCACGTCGCTCGCTTAACTAACTGCACTGAAGTTCACGTTCAAGCTAACTCTGAACAGTGGCCGCAAGAATACAGCGACACGTGCTTACACTGCAAGCGTTGTGTGAACGTATTTCACAGTGCATCGAAGTCACTAACTCACGCAGAGATTGAGTATCTGCAGGATCGTTACTTCCGCCCCTACGAAGAACTTACCTTTGCCTGATCATGACTAAAACTGACTTCGACAATCTTTATACAACTGTTTACGAAGCTTATGAACAAGCTGCACTCAAAGATGAGTACATCAGGTCAACACTTGGTGATGTATTAGATCACATGATTCTACTTAAACAGCACAATCTCATCACAGAATGATCATGACTTCTGCACAGCATGCCATCGACGCTCTCCTTTGGTCAAGCAACTTCGATGACTTTGAACCCAGTGAAGAACTGGTCGAACGTATAACTGAAGAGTGGGAAGACTTCAGGGAGAGAGCAGAGGAACTAGGCTTCGATGCTTACGAGCACCGCGCCACGATGATTAACTCAGCAGAGGGTGATGAGTGGGACTATGCAGCCCATGACTTTATCCTCACCCGCAACGGTCACGGTACTGGTTTCTGGGATGGTCGATGGCACGAACCTTGGGGTGAGAAACTAACCGCTCTCTGTAAAGATTACAGCCCGATAGATGTCTGGGTTGATGACAACAACGTCGCTCAACTTTACTGATCATGCAACACAAACGAGCACAAGAACTTCGCTGGACAGTTGTAGATCGTATCTTCGATCTTTATCACTACGGCGACGAGATTCTTGGTGAAGAACTAACTGAAGATGAGAGCCGTTACTTGTACAACTTAGCTGTACGGGTCGCTCGTAACTTTAACGTTCACAATCACATTGACCTTCACAAAGTTATCTGATCATGAACACTACAGACCGCTTCAACGATGCATGCTCTGCCGTGCAAGAACTATGCAGGGTGCGTGAGTCTCTCGCTGATCTTGATTCCCCACAGAGGTTCATCACCATGCTTGATCTTTTGGAGGAAGAACTTGAGACGTGGTGCTCTCAGGTAGAGCAGGAGATGTACAACGAAGATGACAACAGTTGGGGCGATGAATGCCTAACTGCTTCACAACGTAACTCATTCATGCACTGATCATGCCAACCATGAAACTATCCAGAGAATTTGTTCGTCGTCTCGTTCGTGCTTATGAACAAGATTTGATCCAGTTAATTAACACCACGCCGGAGCATCCTGGTGGTGACTGGGCTGCAAAAGATCTGATGCTTTGTGAAGACATCAGGGAGATGAGTTTCGATCCATTCCTACAACACATCGAGTTCTGATCATGACACTAACCAAAGAACAAGTTGATCTCCTGCGTGACTCTTACGCATGGAAGATTGTTGACGACATGGATGTACGTGATCTTATGGAATCTTGTGCAGTCCAGATAGCTAACGAGCTGATGCATGTGGATCAGGAACAGTTAATCGCAGAGATTGCTGAGATGTATGACGAGGAAACTGCTAACGATCTTGTCGCCAAAGTAATCAACCACACCAACTGATTCTCTCATGACTAACTACAACGGCTACGTTCTTCAGCGCGGTTTGTCTCCCATTGATGGCAAACCTTTCGTAGTCATCATGACTATGAACACTAGCAATCGCAAGACCGGCAACATGCTTCAGGTCTGGATTCTCCGCGAAGATGTTAATCCTGTGGAGGCTATTGCCACGGGGGATGACTATTCCATCTGCGGCGATTGTCCCCATCGTAAGCAAGCTGACGGCTCACGTTCTTGCTACGTCAATGTAGGTCAAGCGCCTAATAGTATCTGGAAGGCATACAAGCGTAACAGCTACGGTAAGTTGAGCGACCTTACTCCTGAGATGCTTCAGGGCCGCAAGATCCGATGGGGTGCCTATGGCGATCCATCGATCATCTCCCCAGTGCTGTTCGCAACCATCAATGAGCACGCAGCTGCGCACACTGGCTACACACATCAGTGGCGTCAACCGTTTGCACAATGGTGCAAGGGTGTGTTTCAAGCATCCTGCGATGGCATGGCTGACTACATGGACGCCACGGCGCATGGCTGGAAAACCTTTGCCGTTATCCCTAAAGGAGCTCAGGCATACAGTGGTAAGCTGTGCCCTGCAACAGCAGCAAACTCACAGGCTACCTGTGCAACCTGCAAGCTGTGCGACGGCGCTAAGGCTGACATCTTTGTAGAGGCTCACGGTACAGGCGCTAAGTATGTCACAGCAAACAATCATGACTAAAGTAACTAACAAGACTAGAGCTTCAAGGACCAAGGGAAAGTTTATCTATTGTCCGCACTGTGGTTCTCAGCATCGGGTCTTTCACTTCGCTTGGACAGCGAGCCAGTGCGCTGACTGTGGCAAATGGGCAGATAAATGCGAATATCTGCTGGAGAAGCCCACGCTGCCTAAGAAAGATCGACCGGTTATCGCTTTGATCTTTGACCGTAGCTTCTGGAGTTTCATCGACAAGTTCAACGAGCACATTCTCTATGAGCATGGCTATGAACTTGTGGAGGTTGATAGCAGCGGAACACGGACAGCTTGGCATTATCGCCCACTAGGCAGTGACGATTACGATTCAGCTGAGGATCTACCTCTGTGGGTGTGGGATGATCTGCGCGAGTGTCTCTCTTTAAGACACAACATGATCCCAGAAGATCTAAGCGTCTGCAAACGCATGGTGGATCCCGGTCTTGGCATTATGCTCCCGGAGGACTTCGAACTCCTAAAGCAGGGAGAACTACCAGACGGCTGCATAAGGACAACCGCCGCTTCCTGAATCACACAATTACTCAGACATCATCATGAGCTACAACATCTACGAACTCTCAGAGCACGCTCTGTCCTATCACGCTGCTGCTCGTTTCCGGCAGCTGGTAAGGAGCCACCCCGAGATGCCTGCAGACATTGCGGAGAAAATTGAGGATGAAATCCTTCCCGCTCTTGACTACATCGAGGGATGGGAGCCCTCCGATTCCGACATGCTCGCGTCGTTCGGAACCAAATGGCATGACGGTTTGTAAGGATCCGTTGCCAACTCAACAAACGCACATAGTATCAAGGACAACACTGTGAGCACAGCCATGATCGAGCTGCAGTCGGTTGATGAGTACGGGAACCTGTACGCAATTGACACGTTCCTTACAGTGGCGGACGCCGAACAGACTTTAGCTGAGCTTAAAGCTGCTAGGAAAAACGCCAGCCATTGGTTTAGCGCCATGCAGATCGACGAAAGGATCGACAAATTGCAAAAACTAATTCAGCTCTCAAAAGTTTGATGCCTTACTTTATTCAGCGGCGAACCATAGGTAAGCCTATAGAAACAATCGCTGAGTACAACGACTCGAGAGAAGCCTTTAAGGCTGTGGCTAAATACAACGCCGAGTTTCCCACGGCGCATCACTATGTGGTGAGAAGGGCGTGCAAACTCTGGCGAAAAGGTGAGTCGTAGCCGCTAACGCGGGGCCAAATCACACAATCACATCAACATCACATGAAACGCCTACTTCTTCTGCTGCCTTTGATGTTCACTAACCCTGTAACGGCTCGCCCGGTTACAGCCACTGTTTATCACGAGTGGTATCACTCCCGTGTCACTTACTGCGGTCAAACCTACCAACATTGGGGTATCTCAGCTGCTCATCCATGGTTACCCTGTGGCACAAAAGTTACTGTTAGCCACGCTGGTAGATCTTTAGTTGTGCCGATAACTGACCGGTGCGACTGCAATTCGATAGATCTGTCGGCTGGTGCGGCCTACAAATTAGGTGTGCCGATTGACGGTATCGCTCGGGTCTCTATCCACTATTGAAATGAACTTCCTCTGCTCGACCATAACTTGTGTGCAGATGTTTACAGGAGTCAGCGCCAGTTACATCAACACAGCGAACGCATACCTAACTGATACTGCGTCTGGTGTGGTCTACTGTAGCCGGTCGTCTACTCAGTATGCTTGTGAGAATCTCAGCAGAGCCTCATCAAGTGCAGCTTGGGGAGAACGTCCTGCAAACTCCGGTCTCCTCGACTGGTAGTTAACGGCGAAAGAGGGATCCTGCCCAAAGGAACCTCTAAACGTGAATGGTGACTCAGATCCTCTGAACTCCACTTCACCTCTTGGAGTAACGGTCACTGAGTTACCTTCTTCGTCAACAATCTGGCCACGTAGGAGCAAATTCTTCAGCACATTGAGTTCGCCGGGAAGCTCAGCTTCGCCAGCAAGACGCATTGAGAACTCACTCAGTGTGGGGTCCACTTGAAACTATTCACCTTTAAGGAATTCTAATTGACATGGCTTACTACTTCATCGAAGTCACCGACACGATCAACGGCAAGGCGAATTACAGCTGGACTGAGAAATACTGCGTAGAGGCTACCGAAGCCAACGTAATGCGTAGGGTCAAGCGTGAGCTTGGCTGGAATGGAGTTAGGTGCGACCGTAAGGTCTGTGGAGACAAGGTGCAGTTGAAGCCTCGAGGAGGAGATGTCGTCGCCGTAATTCAGAGAGAAACTGACAACAAACTCACAAAGAGTATGTAATACATAAAGAGCGAAAATTTCGTTAAGTTGTGAGCTTATTAAAAAAGTTTTAAATAAGTGTTTAGTCGACTGAGCTGTCGCTTTAAACACATACAGATAAAACTGTAAGCTAAAACCTAAGCATAAAAGAATTGTTGTACTCGTGAAGCCTCAACGAGTATGATTTAAACTCACAACTCTCAACCCTTTAATAAGGTGATCGTCCACGCGGCACAGGCAGTGAAAAAGTTTGACGTTTTTGCTAAGAAAGGCAAAGAAGGCTGGAAGTTCGACTGTGTTGTAGAAGCTTGCTCGGCGCAAGAGGCTAAAATGAAAGGGATGAGGGAACTGGGGATAACGAACCCGCAGAGGGTTTCTGTCTACCCTCGTCGCTAAGGGTAACGGAACGTCTGGAGACTACCGCAAATGTCTCGTGCGGTACGGGTAGGGTTCGATTCCCTCGGTTCCGATATTGACATCCACATTTAGCTACGGTACTCTGTAGCTCACAGGGGGCACCGCCCTGACCAAACGTGGCGCGGTTACACTAACTTCCATCATGAACATGAAAACTTCTGATCTGGTAGACCTCGGTGAGATCGCAGCCCAAGCATGGGATGAATGCGATGTAGCACTCGGAGAACTCGACGAGAGTTTTGGGAAGCCTTACGAATGTGCAAGAGACAACCTTTTGCGTGACGTAAAACTCGCTGAGCACGAAGGTTTGGATCTTTCAGTGTTTTCCGGAGAGCACAGCCGGTTTAAATTCAAACAGTACAACACCAACATTGTCGTACGCATACACCGAAAGCCCACGCCGCATACAAAGCTGGAAAAGATCGCACAGCGTATCGAGAAGCTAGAACATGAGCTAAAAGCACTGAAGCTGAAACTAAAGCACGAAGCGGAGCAGCTGATCCACTCGGGTGAGTGCGATAACGTGACGGATAAAGTTGTCCTCGCTTTCGGTCGCATCAAATGAGAGACCTAAAAACCTTGGCGACAGGGCTGACAACCTTTCTTTTGGGATCAGCCATCGCTACCGTGGCAGTCTTTGGTGCTCTTGGTATCGATCCATTCGTATCATGGGACACTGAGGAAATCAGTAAAGATCATAAAGTACCGAGCGTTCCTTGCGAAAGGCGTTAACCTTGATCGGGGTTTAAAACCCTCAGCGTCGGGGGACGACACAAAACCCTCTTGTGAGAAAGAGGGTTTTTTCATTCTGTGTAACACAACAGCCTCTGTAACTAACCCAAATGACGGAACACTATCTTCTGGCTTGCTCGATTTCTGCAGATGTTCGGCAGTCAGTCCAGATCAAGTTTGATGATCTAAAACTGCCTCAAAGTGTCATAGACACTCTCGAACAAAACAACACAGTCGGCATCAGACCAAATCTTTCGAACGCTCTGAAAGCAGAACTTGATGCTTTAAGAGTTATGCAAAGAGAACTGTACGACAACTACTGCATTCACTTTGGAGAAACACATTTTGTAACCAAGTCTTATTTTGCAGAAGCGAAAGAACTTATCAGCAGGATTAAATCCACGGCGCAAGAAGCCAACGAACGTCTAAAAGAAGTCTGGGAAAGCGAGTTTATCTCTTGGCAAAATACTGCCGAGAATATACTCCGTCCTCTCTTTACTGATGATATGGAGTATAAGCTAGCACTTGACGCTTATATGAAATTTTTCCCCACTAAACAAGCATACAGCGCACCTATCAGAGTGCATGTTCTTGGTCCTCTCCCAGTATCCCTTTATAAGGTCGACAAACCGATTGAGGACGACCTTGATTCGATTATTGCTTATGAGAACCAAATCAACACGGAACAAATTCTGAGTGCCGCACGAAACAATGCGGCTGACAGAGCTCTTTTAATGTCGGCTGAGCTTCTCGATGACCTCGACTGTCGAAGCGTCACCAAGATTGGAAAGCAACAGACCGGTAGCGATAAGAAGAGAGGTTCCTGGCAAATAACAGCTAACAAACTCAAACTAATAAGCGACAGTGTCGCGGGGTTTGAAAACCTGTCTCAGCTCGCCGAAAAGTTGCTAGAGACCGCTAACGATATGCAATCTCCTGCACGTCAGGTAAGACAAAGCGCATCAAAGATGTTCTTTGAAGTCCAAGAAGAGATAAAGGAGGAACTAGAAAACATATGCAACACCAGAAATGAATCAGCTGGACTGAAGAAATTGCAGGAGTCCCTAGCTCTCTCAAGCAAATATAAAACTCTGTGCGAACGAGTTAAGACGGTCGAAGATCAATCTTCTCTCGATCTTTTGATCAAAGAAGTCGATCTCGAAAAGGATATTTATGCGATGCGATCGAAACATCTTACAAAATTAATCAACCAACGAACGGAACTCATCACCATCGGTCGTGCAAACCTCGATGGTTTAATTTCAGAAGTTAAACAAGGAGGCTCGGCTGACGAAAGTCTTGAAGCCGACTTTTAAACTTCCTCCAAACAGAACAAAAGTTTCCCAACCACCGTTTCGAAACCATGAACGATCAACTGTTTCAAAAGCTTCAAGGCTTCCGAAGCTCTCTAAACTCTGCCACGCTGGAAAGGGAAAGTGTGATTGATGGGCTCTTAGCGACCCTTCTCAGTAAGCAGAATGCCTTTCTTCTTGGCGTTCCAGGTACAGGTAAGTCGGATCTAGTTCGAAACTTGTGTGGTGGAATTAAAAACGCGAACTATTTTGGTTATCTCCTGACTCCCACTACCGATCCGTCCGAAGTATTCGGCCCGGTCGCAGTGACAAAACTTCTTAAGGACGAATACACACGAGATATCTCGGGGTATCTTCCATCTGCTCACATCGGATTTCTTGACGAACTGTTCCGGGGAAGTTCGGCAATTCTCAACTCCCTTCTTACGCTGCTCAATGAGCGGACTTTCAACAACGGTAAGGAGAATATACAAACACCAATCCAATCAATTATTGCCGCGACAAACAGTTGGCCGGAGGAGGAGTCCCTTCAGGCTTTTGCGGATCGCTTTCTCTTCAGGCCCACGGTTGAGCTGCTCCGCAAGCCCGTGTCTAAGAGAGTACTCGATCAGTGGTCCCTGGGGATCGAGGAACGACCAAAGGTTGGTGAGCACTTGACGCTAAAGGATCTTGAGGATCTACAAGAGGCTGTAAATAAAGTCAAGGTAGCGGAGAGCTTCCTCGATGATTACGGTTCAGTCTGGGACATGCTGAGCAGCAGAAACATCACCGTAAGCGATCGGAGAAGGTCACAAATACTTAAATTTTTGAGGGCCTGGGCACTCGTTCAAGGTGATGATGAACTGCACCCATCCCACATGCACGGGAGCTTGATTCACATTGTGTATCAGGAAAGGGAAGATCAAGAAGCGATTCGGGAAGTTCTCGAACAAATTGTCCCTACGGCTGAAAAGACTCTGAGCGATGCCAAGCGTGCTGCAGCAGGGATCATGGCGGAAGCAAACTCTTTTACCCACAGGCACCGCTCGGGTGGCCTCAGCGACCTGAATGAATACGTCATTCAACTCAGGAAGTGGCACAGAGATATTTCTACTGTGCGAGACAAAGCGACCGAGGTTTTGGACGGAGGTCAATATAAAATTTCCGCTACAACAAGAGCAAACGGCGTAAAAATAGTGCAGAACATTCAACAGCAATGCGAAAGCCTTGCTCAGGCAATCAACGAAATTAGTAACTGAAATGAACACCGAAGTTGACTTTGTCCGCATTCTCGACAACCAACCTTTGACCTTGGCTTGTTCAGCCCTTGCTGATTTTTTGTGGGACGACTTCATCCGGGACGCTAAGCCAACCGTTAAATATTTAGTAGATGCGTATAACATCAGACAGCTTTCTCGCTTTGGCAAGGAACTCTTTGATCGTCTATACAATGCAGACAACGTTAAATGGTTAGTATCAGAAGAAGCCTATGAAGATTACTTCAGGAAAATATGTGACGGAGATACCACGGCTATTCCTGAAGGGTACAAACCCGAGAACGGAATATGGTATTCGATCATGAACGATCTGACGCAGTCAGCAGCTTGGTTCGAGCTTCTAAAAAGAAGCGTCGGTGATCAGTTCAATGCAGGCAACAATGCAGTAAATATCCTCAACGAATTATCTAAAGTCATCGAGGATTCGATTCTTGATGAAAGTTTTGATGTTGAGCTTTTGACTAATTCAGCCCAAGCTCTCCAAGCACTCCGAGAGGAATACAAGAAAGCTCAGGCTAATGGTGACTCATCGGCGGCTACCGAAGCCAGAAGGAAGGGCAAAGAGCTAGTAAACGCGATTAACGAAGCGATAAAGAACGCCAAGGAAAACCTTCAAGTACATTCTCACAGGATCGTGGACTCCACGGTGAAGCAGAGCGACTCTATTCAGGATGCTATCTCCTCACTGTGGGGCTCCACCCCAGGAACAAAAGAGAAGAAACTTGATTTAGAACAAAAGAAAACTCTCGCTAAAAAACTTGAAAGCAACAAGAGCTTAAAAAGTCTCGTAAAGAAACTCGGGGCTCTTCGCAGAATATGGGAGGAACGTAAGAAAGCCCGGAAAATAAGATCTAATTACGAGAGTATTAGTGGAGCAATTTTCAGCGATGATGTCACAAAGACTTTTCCCGCAGAGTTAGCTTTAGCTGGATCGGAAGAAGGAAAAGCTCTTTTCGCCCTAAAGTACACTCAGAAGTCTCTATTAACAAAGGACTTTAAAGCACACAGAAAGGACGTAGGTAAAGGTCCGATAATCCTCTATGTCGACGCTTCAGGTTCTATGGGAGGGGAGAGCGAGCTCTGGAGTAAAGCGATTACCTTTGTAGTTGCTGAACATGCTATGAAAGAGAACAGAGATATTGAGATTCATCTGTTCGACACCAAGATCGACATGTCTGTAAGTCTCGACAAAAGTCGTAAAAACAACTCCGAGTTACTTGACTTCGTCGCATGCTGGACGTTGGGGGGAGGCACAAGTTTTAATGCAGTCATCGCCCACGCGCTCGATCACGCTCGAATCGAACCCAACGCCGATGTCCTTTTAATAACAGACGGTAATGCCGAAATACACGATAACTTTGTAAAGCGGTTGAACGTCTACAAACGTGAGCACGGTTTACAATGGTCGACGATCTGCATTAACTCTGCGGTCCCCCTTGTATGTACAAAAATTAGCGATGAAGTTTTTTCTGTGAATCTCTCAAACCCCGAAGCTACCGTAGAGGCTGTTCAGAAGAGCATCAGATGATTAACAACGAGAAACCCGCTGACCCCGGCGACGAAATTAGACGTATTCAAAACGAATACGAACAACGGCAAAGTCCAACTGAAGACCTAAGCCATTTACCTAAAGACAGTCTTATAGGTTCAATCTGGATGAGCCCGGACACAAACGAAATGTTTGTATGCAACGGCAGAATTAACGGAGAAGCCAAGTGGACCCGAGTTAGCCCACAGGGGGTGTGGGTATAAAATGGGTGTAGATACAGTCCTGCAAGAACTTTTAAAGGAGTATTGCGAAGACGATACTGATTTTGAACGCCTTGCGGGATGGGTATTTAGGTGTTTAAAGAAATCTCTGGATAATCATGTAAGCGCAAGAGTAAAAGATACTTACACTTTTTACGGGTCGCGCATCTTATACATACCAAAAACTATGGTCTTCTCCGTAATCAAAGCTAAGCACAACAGTAAGGATTTGTTTATGGAGACAGAATTTTACGAAGTTGGGCTATGGGTATCCGCTTATCTCAAGCACAACTTCGGTGATACCCCTGTGGCATCTTTACAAAAAGAGCTGTTCTTCTCTGACACTGATATTTATGACCTTTGCCAGGAGATAAGCTACGACATCTCTGAGTGGTGCAGCAATGTCCACCTCGTTGTTCGATGATTGAACCGAGGTAGAGAGCAGAGGGGACAGAAACCTTAAATAAAAATATACGCGTATTGCTTCTCAATGAGGTCTCGGTACCCTTGACATGCACACATCTTTTAAAGATGAACTTCCAATTTTTACTCCAAGGAACACCCATTGAGAAGGAAGAAGCTGCCGCTCTTCTGAAAGCAACCAAAGGTTCCGACAAAGAGTGCTTCCCAATTGACCTCGAGAAGGTCATCGACCTTAAGGTCCTTGACGGACGAACGCTGTTTGAACTGGCCGTCGAAAAGCGAATCCCCGATTTGGCTTCCCTGGCTTTCAAAATCTCCAACCCGACTCCCAAAAAATCGAGTGTAGACAACTCTCGGAAAATTAAGAGGGGCTACAAAACACAGAAGCCAGTAAAAGTTCTCGAGGCTGAGGACATTATCGAGACTCTGAACAAGAGCTCCTCGTACTGGGCTGTAGGAGCTGCTGCTCTGCTTATGGAAACAAGTGAACACGAGTGGACAACAATGCGAGAGCTTGCCGTACGGTTAGTAAACGAGCTCGACAAACAGAAAGCAATTCCTAAAGACTCGGTGGTATTCAAGGGCTTTATTCGAACTCGCGAGGGTCTGGAACCTGTAGACAATTCAAAAGATGTTGAACGGAAAGATACTTTCCACGTTTCGCCTCTGTACATAGGACTCCGTCAGGGTCTGATTTGGTGTGTACAGAACAACTTGATCGAACAAAAAAGTCTGGTATCCGTGAGCCCGACGAACGAAAACAGTAATAAAGGTACTATGAGCCGGATCTTCTACCGCATTCGGGCTACTGAGAATGCCACGGCGGTTGTTTCGTTGTGGGCTGACCTGCCCAACTACATCGAAACGTTCTATCGCAGTCGACGCGCAGCGTAACGCTGTTACACTACCTCCACGGATGATCCAGCCTTCCGAAAGGAAGGCCTTTTTTTTCCATGAATATCTTCTACATCAAGAACGAGACCGAGTTCAGAGGCGCTGTTAAAGAACTTCAGGAGTTCCCAAAAGTCTGTCTAGACTTCGAAACCACTGGGCTTCAAGCCGGGATCGCCAAGCCAAGGCTGCTTCAGCTCTGCACAGCGGACCCCACTGTCGAAGATCGAACAGTTTATGTTTTCGATTTATTTAAGTACAACGAAAAAATCAAACTTAAAGAGTTGATAGAAACCCGCGAAATGATCGTGGGGCATAATCTTAACTTCGACCTGCAGTTCCTGCTCTATCTGGACATTGATTTCAAAGGGAAAATCTTCGACACCTACATAGCAGAACGTGTCCTACGCGCTGGATTCAAGGAGAAGCGTGTATCTCCACAGGCAAAAAAGATTTACTTTGCAGACGTTTCCTGCTCGCTTCAGGCTGCTGTAAAGCGGTGGTTAGATGTAGATCTTAGTAAGGAGCAGCGCCTTACAGACTGGAGCATAGAGGATCTCACGGAAGAGCAAATCGAGTATGCAGCAATCGACGTTGACATTCTTCCTCGAATCGCCGCAGCACAACTGGCTGAGCTGAAAGAAGAAAGTCTTTTAGAGCTTTACAGTATTGAATCTCAATGCGTTAGGCCAGTAGCACGAATGTGCTACAGAGGTTTCGGGGTAGACATCGAGAAACTCAAAGCGTTGAAAAATGCTATCCAAGAGAACCTCAACAGCAAAACCCACCAGTTTGTAAGTCAGTTGGATTCGAGGTTGCCCGAGGAACAAAAACTTCCTCGTGATCCAAACGGTGCAATCTCTGTAGGCAAAAGACCTAAAAAGGATTTCAACCCTGGCTCCCCAACCCAAGTGGTTAGTGCCTTCACCGCCATAGGCGTTGCGCTCCCAGAAGATCCGAACACCGGGAAATCCACGCTGAATCAAATTGCTCTATCCGAGTTCGATAGCGACGATGAGACCCTACGTCTTTATCGAGAGCGAGCAAAGATCGAGACTCGTTTAGAGCATGTTACGAAACTCATCGACAACATCAACCCAGTAACCTGCCGTATCCACTCGGGATACAACCAGTTTGGTGCGAACTCAGGTCGCTTCACGAGCAGTGGTGCCCCTAAGACAGGCAAGACGAAGCAAAAAACAGTTTTTGCAGTCAACATCCAACAGATTCCTCGTTCAAAAGATTTTAGGGAGTGCTTTGTTGCTGCCGAAGGCTACAAGTTAGTTATCTGCGACTGGGCGCAGATTGAGCTAAGGCTTGGTGCAGAGCTAATTAACATACCTCAAATGAAACAGGCGTTTATAAACGGCATCGACTTACACACAATGACAGCGAGTTTGATTTACAAAAAAGATTTGTCCGAAGTCACGAAAGAGGAACGTCAAGACGGAAAGACTCTGAACTTTGCGTTGCTGTACGGAATGGGGTTTAGGAAATACAAGACGTACGCTGCCCAGAGCGGCAAGATGCTGACTCTCTCAGAAGCTAAGGTTGCCCACGCTGCTTTCCACAGTGCCTATCCGAGACTGCGTGGGTGGCACCAGGAACGAGCTGCCCTTGTAAACGACGGTTGGGCATACACGCGCACGGCTTGCGGGCGAAGAAGACTTCTTAGTTACGACGACGCAACCATGATGTGCAGCGCAAACACTCTTATTCAAGGATCAGGCGCAGATATCCTTAAAATCGCGATAGCGCGTTTAAACGAACACCTTAAAGAAGATGTTCATTTAGTAGCTTGTGTGCATGATGAGATCGTCCTTGAGGTCCGTGAAGATCTCGCAGAAGACTATAAAAAAATTCTCGAGGACGCAATGATCAGTGCTGCTGAAGTCGTGTTAAAGTCTGTCCCAGCATCAGCTGATGCAAGCGTAGGTAGTTCATGGGCGTCTAAGTAACTAATGGACTTTGTAAGCATTCTGAAAGATCCGGACAAAGAGGTCTTTGCTATCCGAATAAACGGGACCTATCACGGTGCCGTAACAGGTGAGAATGAGATTTATCTGACCTCTGAAAGCTTTGAATCCCCTTTAAAAGCCAGTAATAGCGCACGAGCGCTCAAGAAAAAACATAAAATCGAAGCGTACATTAAGAAATCCGAAAAGCGTGAGAAAAACAATAAACCATTTAAAATAGTTCGAAATGTCCGTTTGTACACCGAAGCCGAAATGGCCTCGATAACCAACTTAAGGTTTCGAGAAGCGTGGGTTATCATCAGTCCCACGGGGTGTTTTGTCGCAGACGCAAAAAGCCCTGGTAGCATTACAGACTACGTAAAACAAAGAGAGCAAGCAAAAATTTATCCTTCGTACGAAGAGGCAAACCTGCGTTTAAAGACCCTGGACATGGTCATAAAACGCGGTCATTCGCTTCAAAGATTTTTTGTAGAAGCTAATGCGTTCAATAAATAAACTGCTATAAAATAAGAACAGACTTAGATCCAATCCCGTGGCTTTTCGTTTTGCTGGTGAACTCCCCTTGACGGGATATGTGCGTAGCGCAAAGGGTTCTCGAGGGGGTCGCTTAGGCAGAGAGTCCGAGATGGGAGAAGAAGTGTATGGCGGCGGATACGGTATGGGTAACTATGTGAATATTGAAAACAACCCCATCCAGACCGTAACCGGTGCAGTTGCTAACACCGGCACTATGGGCAACATCGGCGGCGTCGGCGCGACGACTGGCGGAGAAACCACTACCCCCGAACCGACCACACCGACTGAGCCCACACTGACTCCTCGTGCTAGTTACGTCCCTCATAAAGTCACTTACCAGGAAGATCCGTTTGCAAACCTGACCTCACAGGAAGCAGTCGGTAAGGCTAACCAGCTCCTGGCACGGGCTATTGGCGACGTGCAAGTCAAAGATCAAACAACCTATAACAAGCTTTTTGAGCCCCTGTATCAGGATCTGCAAACCGGAAACGACTACGGTAAAGATATCGAGCGCTTCTACACTGCGGCTCGAGGAGCAGGTTTCGAACCCTACGCCACCACCGGGACTGATATCAAAAAAGGAGCAGATAACGTCGCGGATTACTCGGCTTTTGTGAACCAGAAGTTCGGCGAAGCTTTCTATGATCCGGCTGACTTTGGTCGTCGCATCATCGAAGCTAAAGCTTTCTATCGTCCCGGCGGCGAAGCTACCAATCTGACCGCAATCGGTCAGGTCGCGAACGAAATCGCGGGTGGTCGTGGTCAGTTCTACGGCAAACAAACGCCTGAGTACGGTGGCGGTTACCGAGCTGCAAGCTTCGTTAACAAGAGCGATCCCTTCCGCGCTTACTACGAATCTTACCTGAAAGGTATGTAATGGCAGCACGCTATGCGGGCGATATCTTTTATCGCCCTTTAGTTTCTGAGGAGCAACGCGAATATCTTGGAGAGTCGGAATTAAAACGCCGATTCGCAGATCTACGTACGATGTTCACGCCGAAACAAAAATCGTTCCAAGAGCAATATCTCAGTACACTTAAGGCGGTACAGCAACAAGCTGAGAAGACCGATGAAAGTTCTAGCACTTCAGGTCGATAGACTCAGGCTTAAAATCGGCACAAAACTTTTAAGGCTGTCTAAAGCCGTTACAGGCAAAAATAACCTACGCTTTCTCCTACTAGAAGCGGCGGAAGAATTTGAGCCAAACGACATCTATTGAAGAACACTGCCTCGCGGTAACCCGAAAAGGAAGAAAGGTCGAGCTTTCAGTTTCTTCCCTCGACTCAAACCACGCGCAAGCTCAGGCTGCGGATATTTGTCGGGCTTTGGGAGGGGAAAGTTTCAGTCTTAGTTATAAGGAAAAAAAGAGTTGTTACATTTCCGAACTTTTCAAACGATTAGCTTTTAACGATTTCAGCCCGAAGGAGTGTTTTTTATGGGACGGTCCGTCAGCAAATGAATCTCCGTGTGTGTACTTGTTTGGAACAAGGATATATGTCCGGACGCTCCAGTTGAAGTATTTAGATATACCCAAAGATGATCTGACAACCAAGAGCACTTGTAAATGTGCCAAATGCGTCAACCCATATCATTTCACCTATGTAAATGGAAAAAATGCCAAACTTTCTTGCGGCGACAGGAAACTGCTCCTAGCGTACCGTGGCCAAGGCGCTCCAGTGGGGCAAATAGCCGAGGCACTAAAGGTCCATCGCTCAACCATTTACAGACACCTTAATTATGAACGTCTTTCTTCTCGGATTGAGGGTGACTGACGAAGCACTCGAAACCGACGATGTTCTCAACGTCCTAACGGAGAGTCTCCCGTCGAACGACAAACGAGTCCCAACCAAAGTCCAACTCCTCCAAAATAAGTCCCACTATGTGGGTAAACTCTTGTTGGGGCTGAAAAAAAACGACACAGTTCTCGCAATCGGTCCGACTCGAGCTACTCCTGACGGAGTTCTTCAGATGCAGCCGATGCTGGCTGTGACAAAAGAAAATTTCGAAGACCTACTTGCAATAAATTTGTTTATTGCCACGGGGGGTCTTGGTCCCAAAAGCGAGGAGGTCGAGCTCGGCGACACGACGGTTACCAACCGTTCGCTGGCCTGGCAAACAGAAGAGAAAGAAACCGCTTGGTTCAAGCTCACTGCTTGGGCTGAATTATCGGCACAACTTGCCGAGCTTTCTCCCGGAACTCCAACAATCGCTGTAGGGAAAGTTTCAACCAGTGAGAAAGACGACAAGAGCTACCTCAACTACGTCGTCGACAAAGTCCTTTACCTACCTAAGACCTCTAAAGCTGCCCCCAAAAAAGCTGCCGATCCTGAAAAAGGCAAGGTTGCTGCTGCCGCTCTCGGTTCGATCGATTTTTCTCTTTGATTTAGGAGCTGACTCATGGTATTTATCGCTGGCCAATTTTCGGAAGACGAAATTCTCTGTAATGTCCCTCCGCATACTCTTCGAATAGACCTCCAGGCACGTCGATGGAAATCTGACGTTGATCCTGAAAGCGCAATTGTCGACAAAAACGAGAACGGAATTCCTATTGAGTTCGTTCTTCTTGGGTTCTCGCCCTTTTTCGGGAACCTGGGAATGAGGAATCAAGAAGAGTTTCTCCGAATTGCTTACATCGGAGTAAGCCCAAACCACAGGCTTCTACCTCCTCGCTGTGTGACAACCTCGATGATTTCGGGTAAGTCTTCTCAGAAAAACTTCATCGCATACTTTCAAACGTTATATAACAACAGAATTAACTGTGCTTCTGTTGTTACTAGCACAAAGTTTGTGACTCGTAGTTTTAACGAACGGGACCCTGTGACGGGTGCTGACGGGGCGAAAATTAATTTCAACGCTCTCGAGTTCTCCGATAGACCTGCTGCTTCTGACGAAGAGAAAAAACTCATTCAAGATGTAAATGACTGGATCACTGACGCAGGAACAAATCTTGTCGCTTCGGCGCTCAAGTCACATATTCCGGGATCAGATCTCGTCGAACTCCCTCTTGGCTCAGATCATGCAGAGATCAAAGCGCGTTTCGCAGACTCGCATCCATCCGGACCACAGGCTTCATTGGCCTCAGCTCCTGCTCCTAAGACTCTTAAGTCTGCTTCTGTGGAGGAACCCAAGACGGAAGAGGCACCTCCCGTACCCGAACCTAAGAAGACGGTACAACTAAGCGAGGAGCAAGCAAAAGCTCTTGGTATAGACTTCTAACGTCCTGTCGAAGGGACACACGCGGCCCGAAAGGGCCGTTTTTTTTTATCTCAAGCTTCCCTTTCACTCTCCAAAGGGTGATCAACAGGACGGTCTTCAAAAAGATCCGTCAGAGGAGGAAGGAGCACACCATTACGAGCGCACCAAGAAATTAAATTAGTGAAGAGCTTGCTCCGTAAAAGGTACTGCTGATGGGTGGCTTCGAAGACTTCAAGTAGTTGCTCCTTGTCAAGCTTCTTCGCATCAAGCATTACGCGTTGATGTAAAAAGCTCTGTTCGGTCCCAAGCCATCCAAGATTTAACATAATCTTCAGATGCAACAACACCACTTTAGGTGCAGGACACATCGACAACCTAAAGAAAACCGCTAAGCTCTGTTCGATCTCGCCATGATCATTAGTGGACGATTTTTACAGCATCCCCAAAGGGGTGACTCATGCACTTGTCAAGCACACCTACATGACTGGCTCCATCTTGGTTCCTTACGATCCTCTGGGCGTCTTGTCTGATCAATTAAGAAGTCACAACTTCAAGGTTACAAGAAACGAAGATGTTGAGAACCTAACCGATCCTGTGTGGTGGGTATCCGAAAAGCAGAAAAACTACGACTGGGTAGTAGCGTCTACAATGGGTTTAAGTGACTTGAGTGAGTATATACTTGAATACGGAATGCAGATTGCTCTAGAGGGTATAGCGGTTTTAGATAGATTATCTTTTATCGAACCTGTCGCTAAACGCAGGAACTTTCTCCTGAAGCATAGGATGTCCAATATGGTTGTTTTGAGCCCACGGCCTAAATTTCGTGCTATTGGATCAACTAAAGACTCCGTTACAAGTTGCTGGTTCCTCTTCCAGCACCCCGATAAATGGCGGGATAACACACAGATCTCTTTCGGATTAAATTGGGACCGCGTTGATCAGCTTCCTTCCTTACCCCTATGAAATCTAAATCTCAGAAGTTTGAAGACTTCCAGCGCTCTGTGGTAGAGCAACTTCATGCGGTCAACGAAAAACTCGACAAGGTCTGCGCTCTCCTCGTGTCGACTCAGCTCCTTCAGGAATGTGTGTCCCCCGAAGGGCAGACACGTACTGCCGAAGAATGTGCCGACATTGTCAACGAAAGCTACTGCGCAGGTATGTGTCTGTCGGAGGAGCTCAATGCTCGATCAAAAGAGTTTGAGTATCAAAAATCTGAATTCTTTATTGAAACAGAGGAAGATGAAGAATATTCAGATGATATAGACGAAAATGATGATGACGACGAACCCGATACTCGGAGGTCAGTGTCTATGAAATTCTGAATAAAGACACTAAACTTGGGTTAATTTGACACAGGTTTGTGTCCCAAACACGATTAACCCTTAACGGCTTAAGGCACTACAACTGCTCCGGAGTTCCTGTTCCGCTAGCTTCCGTAACAAGTATTCTCTCTGCCACACAGACAGAGGAAACGCGTAAAAAGTTGGCCCATTGGAATCTGTTAAACCCCGGAGCTGCCGATAAGGCGGCAGAGCGTGGGACGTGGATCCACAACGCTGTTGAGAATTACATTCGTGGTTTTGACGTTCGTCCGCCCAGAGAGTACGAGCCGTACTGGGTAGACATGCCAGAAAGACTCGATGACCTTCTCGAAGGAGGAAAAGTACTGTGGAGCGAAAAACCCTACAACCAACCTCAGTGGTCGCGCTACGTAGGTGAGGATGGTGTAGGCAGAATTCACTATTTCGATGAAAAGACTAAAGAAGGATGGGCAGGATGCTGCGATATAATTTATAAGGACACAAACGGTGAGATAATCCTAGGCGACTTCAAAACGTCGAACGGACCTTACAGTGCCAGGTTCCCCAAAGCAAATGCGGGAATAGACGAAAAAACTAAAAAAGCACTCATCTCAGGAGTATTTAAACTTAAAAAGACACAATTGCAACTCGCTGCTTATAAAATTGCTGCAGAGAGTTGCTTAGGCATAAAGATCAATAAAACCCAAATTATTGTTTCTACTGCCGTCCCTGGTTACTCAGTTCAAGTATTCACATTCGGGCAGAAGGAAGTAGAAAAGAATGAAGAGCAGTGGCTCCAGATCGTACGAAAATTTTACGAAGACCTTAAGGCGACTTAAGCTTGCTTTCCGTAGCCACGGTGCTGGAGTCGTGCCAAAATGGCAGGACTGAGGGGACCGATGCAGTTTTTTTACAGCCGGAACGAAGAGGTAAAAAAGCATGTGAGCAAGAAAACCGGCAAGATCATGCCGGGTGGAAACTTTAAGGCATTTAACGAAAACTGGATTAGTGAAAATAAAGCTATAAAAGATATCGCTGACTATGTTGCGGAGGGACAGGGTCTTTGCGCGTGGCACCTTCTTAATGGAAGACGCTCGAAAGACGCGACAGAATGTATAAAAGCGGGCTTGATTATTATCGATATTGATAACCAAGATGACGGTAAGGATAAAGACGGAAACAAAATACAAAAGCAAGAACTTTCAGAAGCTGAGTCACTTGAACTTGAAATAGTTAAAAAGTACTGCTCCTTTGCATATAGGTCACCAAGCTACTCACAAGATTGGCCCCGATTCCGTTTAGTCTTCGGGCTTGAAACACCAATTATCGATACCGATTTTTACCAATGGTTTACTCGCCATCTCTCAGGGCAAATTCCGGGGTCAGACATCAGGGCCACGACGGTGCCGAACCTTTTTTACGGGACAAAAGGTGACGCCCCAAACGAAGAACTTTTTTACGTAAGTGAAAACTACATTCCCTCCGAAAAAATTAACGAGGCATATAGATATTTTTTAAAGCTTCCTAAGGAGCAAACGAGCAAGGGCTCCGGTTTTGATTATCTAAAAGCGACAATCTCAGAAGAAGGTATAAATCTAGAAAAACTTTTAAGTAATTCAGTCAGAGAAATCCTTAACGGATCTTCCGTAGAGGACCGCTCCTTTGCCATGGCCATGGCTTTTAAGGAGATCATCGGTTGGTGCAACTGGCTAAACGAGAGGGATATTGCGGTACTTATCGACCCCTTGACAACCGCACAGCTTGTATTCGAGAATATATACGACTACAGCCCTCTACTCGATGGAAAGTTTGATCGGATCCTGAACAGCGTCTCCGACAGCGGTGAGCTGAAACCTGCTCTGGTCATCGCATCAGAGGACGGTGAGACCGCCGTATGGAAAAAACTCAAGTACTTCAACAAGAAAATCTTCGACGACAAATGTCCTGAGGAGTTGAAGAGCGAGCTTAGTAAGCAGAAACCAAAGCCTGTCAGCTCGATCCTGACGCTTGAGTTTGAAAGGGGTCAAAAACCCCAACACACAAAAACAACAAAAACAACACCAGAGGACCCGGAAACCATGGACTCTACTCCCAAGAGCCCCACGCAGCTGATAAAACTGCAGAAAGATACGAAAAACTTCTCTGAAAATGATGTTGCGGATATTATTGTAAACAACTATGGAGAGGATTTTTTATTTGATTCCTCTTTAGACGAGTTCTTTACATACGATAAAGAAGAAGGCGTGTGGTACATACAAGACGAACAACACATTAAGAGGCGCATCGTTAAGACACTCGATACCTTTGTTGCTGCTGGTGTTCTGCAGCGTTACAACTCTGCGACTGTAGGCTCAGTATTTCACATCCTAAAAGCCAAGCTCCTTAAATCTGTCAGCGGTGGACGAGTCTCCATCTGGAGTAAGAACAGGGAATTCATCCCCTTCAAAAACGGTGTTCTTAAATCTCAGAACCTTGAGTTCACTCCAGGCAACGATAAAACTCTGTACCTCAGAACGAAGCTTTCCTTTGACTACAACGACAAAGCCAAGTGTCCCAACTTTTTAAGCTGGCTTGAATCCTCAGTCGGAAAGGACAAAGTAATAATTATTCAAGCTTTCTGCAGAGCTCTTCTTACAGGTTATACAACGGGCGAACGCTTTCTACACCTTGTCGGTCCTGGCGGTACAGGTAAGTCCACGCTGCAGCAGATGCTTATTGCCCTCGCTGGCTTTTCTGGAACGCACACAAGCAACCTCGAGATCATTGAGACGAACAAATTTGAGTGTCATAACCTCATAGGAAAACGCCTCCTCCTGCTCACTGACGAGGCTAACTTCAACAAGCGTCTCGATGTCCTTAAGAAGATCACCTCCGCATCAGACACTCTTCGCGCAGAACGGAAATACGGGAAAGAGGTAATCAACTTCAAACCCGAAGTTCTAGTCTGCATCGCTTCGAACGAGCACATCAGCAGTAGCGATATCAGCAGCGGTCTCGAGCGTCGTCGACTGACGATAATTATGGACAAGGTAGTGCCTGCCTCAAAACGGCGTGACCTCTTGAATGTCCACGCTGATCGGGTGGATGGGGAACTGGCGCCGGAGCTATCGGGCGTAGTCAGCTGGGCACTCTCGCTACCTTTTGACGTGATGCGTGACGTGCTTGCGAATCCAGTTAAGCATGTGCCTACGTTGAACTCGACTAACCTCGAGGCGTTGATCTTCAATAACCCTTATGTTGCGTGGCTTGCTGAATGCACTATGTACGCACCCAACAGTCAAAGCGTTATTGGTATGGGTGCTTTTCGTCCCAGCACCGACGAGTCGGAACGAGGTTTATTTGTTAAAAACGCATACTCGGAGCTCTACTCCTCTTACGTCAACTTCTGTAAGTCGAACGGTTACAAACACTCGGCCAAACCACGCTTTGTCGATCGTTTAAAAGAAACGATAAGGAATGTCCTTAAAGTCTCCGGAGTTGAGCCCCGCTTCATTGATGGTAAAGCGGTATTCACAGGCCTAAAATTGAAGCCGTTCGACCCCTCCACTGACAGAGCTTGTGCCGGAACTAACCGGCTGCCCAGCCCTGTTGAGTGGGCATCAAACCCAGCAGACCCTCACTGGCAAAAAGCCTTCGAAGAACATGACCCGAAATCCAGCGATTGAACCATGGACAGCGTATGTCGCCCCTCTGATGGCTCTGGGAGTTGCGGGAGCAGCAGCTGCCGCCGCGATTGCCCCAAAGTTTTACGCGCCTGCGCTAGCGGCTACAGGGGGTGTGATGGTGGGTGCTCATCTGGCACTGGAACGAAGGATTGCCAAAAACAAAAAAACTGAAGAAGCCTTCAAAGTTGGTAAGGTCTTTACGGTTTTATACGAGAGCAATAAAGGGATAGTATCTCCCGTTCAGCTGGGTTACCACGCTGATATAACTCTTGAAAAAGCAACTAACTTCCTTGTTGCCCTTGCCGCGCAGCAAGGGGGTAAGCAAATCCCGAACGAGAACGGGGATGTTTTTTCTTTCCCTCACCCTCAAAACGTAATTGATACGTTGACAATGCGTGCAGCGCAATGGGCTGATCAGCAAACGGATGAGGCCTTAAGGGAAAACGCAAAGTTGAAGCAAACTGTTGTGGCGTTTCAAAACATGATAAGAATGCAAACTCAGGTAGGAGCAAACTCAGGTAAAGACCAAGCTACGAGCAACGCACAGACATCCTTAAGAAAAGATAAAACAACTGAAAACCCTTGGGGAAATCTCTTATAGTTAAGAAACGCGTGAGGCGAAAAGACCGGGGCCTAATTCAAGCCCCGGTTTCGCTTTATGTGTTATGGATAAATTTCCACCCACGCAAGCCAAGGCTCTCGTCACCTTCTGCAGCTTCAATTACCGCTTGGATCAGGTCCGGCATCTGTAGCTGTAGTTCCCGTCCGATCAAGCTGGAGATGAATTTATGTTCCTTCTGAGTACCTGGAGCGCTCCTCAGACCGACATAAAACAACCAATTCCTGAGGTTGCCTTGCATATGGAGTTTTGTAGGAGTGCCGAGAGGAAGAATGTTTCGAGCGCATTCCCGTGCCACCCCAGCAGCAACGAGGTCCCGGTAAAGACTATTGATTTCAGATACAACGTCCTGGATACGACCCCTGAACTTCTCCTCGATGTCCCCGTCCGTATAGACGATGCTGTTTTGCCTGTTTTTAATGTCCTGACCGCGTAGTTCAAAAGCATCTATATGGGAGGTCTCTTCTTCGAGAACCTCTAATGGATTGCAGTACCGTTGACTCGCCTCTTGGAAGCAGAAGGAACGGTGCCTGAGTATCTGCGGAGAGATACTACGAGTCGTAATAATCTCAAATGAAGCGCAAACCTGTTCAAAGACACTTACGTGGCCGTGCTTTAAACAGTACTGAAGAAGCTTTAAGTACTCTTCACGCTCAGGGTTCTTGGTTGATACCCGAGCATGTTTAGCAAGAACCCTCTCAGGTTCGGGTGTGATCCAATCGAGCTGTACCTTGTGCTGATCAGATAAAGCCACGCTCAGGTTCTGGGGAATGCTTCTTGGTACCGCAGTCTACGGGTAATTTCAGTGGGGGTCAGACCAGAGAGCTTATAGGCTTCAAGTCCTAAACGCTGCCCAGCCATCCGGATAGGGAAGTCGTTGTCGGTCACGATTTTTTCGCGGAGAGTTTGGCTTTGGCCAGCATCATGAGGTTATCGACCATGTTGCTGCTCATGGACGGATACTCAGCCTGAACAGTCGGAGTGTTCAGGAAATTCTGCTTAGACATTAAAAGACCCTGCTGCATGCGGAGGCGCTGAGCGGGATCAGCTTGACGAAGAGCACTGAGATACTCCATCTGACTCATGTCATCAGCACTGTCCTTTAAAGGGATTGCCCGCTGGTTATACCCCGCAACACCAGTCAGCTCAGTGCTTTTTTTAATGTTTCCCTCCGCATACTCCACGGGGCCAACGGGAGGGCGAACGTAAACTCCTCGATCGTGTTCGAGCTGAGAGGCAATCCGGTTACCGTTATCGAGCATCATTGCTCGCCGGATGCCGAGACCGGGCTGACGGTTGTACCCACCCAGACCAGGAGGGAACTGAAGACCTTGAGTAAGACCTTCTGGTGTCTTACCGGAAGCGTCAGAACCAGGGATAATTGCCACTATTGATCGCTCCGGTTAGCAGAACGGGATCTTACTCTTATATTAGCAGCACTATTATTTAGGGGATTGTGATCTTTGTGATCTACTTCCTTTCCGTCCCCCTTACTGACACGACCTTGTTTTTCTAGGTGGCGTCGAGCTTTGTTGCGAGCCGAGCGACGCTTTATCTGCTCAGGTTTACCTTGATAATCATCGTATTCCTTTCTGTAATCCCGAGCAGACATTGCGTTACTTCTTCTTAAATAATTGTAGGTACAGGGAATAGCCACGGCTTACCAAATCGCAGATCTTCGGGAGGCAGCCGATGCCAATCCCGTATAAATAGACAAAGGTCTTTCTGGTATTTTTGAAACAGCCCTGTATAGCAGTGGTCTGCGGGGGAATAAAACTCATAAAGTTCCTCTAAGAAATCAGCTTTGTCTTGTTCCCACTGGGTGTCCCATGTGAGAAGGATGTCCTCTAAATTGAACGCCATCGGAGCAAGGCTGGGAAAATGATTTTAAGGCAGATTCAAGCTTTTATGAGCCAACCCGACCCCTCTCCCTCGACCATCCATCGAGGACCGAGATTTTTCTTCGAATAGAGCTTGTATTTGCCGTTCTGGCTCACATAGGACCCTGAAACAAGGTCAAGCTCACCCCAAGGATCGTGAACTAATAATTTTGAGCGATCGGCAGTGATGCCGACCACGCAGATCCAGTGCCCTCCGCCGCTGGGGTTACTGACGGAACCGTGATGAAGAATGCCAATAGGAACAGGTACGCCTTTTTTGAGCTGATCCTCGACGCTAGACCAATTGCCTGAGGTAAGGAATTTAGCCTCGACTCCAAAATGAGCTAAGGTTTCTATTTGTACTGAAGCATCTGTAGTGTCCCCTAATTTAAAAACTTCACGTATGTAGTCGTCGTCATTACGGATGGCATTTTTGTCCAGCCCGCTAAGCAACATCGCACAACTGCTGGAAAAACAGGTGCGGTTGGCATCTCTGTAATTATCTCGCTGAGAGTAATAGGGAACATCAAGTTTTATATCTTTAGAGGGGGCTGTTACCTCTGTTTCCGTAGACGCATCATTAATTATTTTCCAGTGATCAGGATAAAACCACCATTCTTTATCTGGTTGCTGTTGCAGGAAGACTCTTTGATGAGCCTCACCAGCGTACATACGAATCTCAGTCCACTGCCAGGCAGCACCTTTCGGCACAAAGAGTTTTTGCTCAGCCGGAAGCTTGCCAGAGTCAATCGGTTGGCGTTTCAACCAAGTGTCCCTATTGGCCAGGATGGACTTGCCCAAGAGAGGGTGTTTAATTTGTTCCAAAAATAGCTCCTTTTCTTTCTGGCGTCTCCTAACCAGTCCTGGAACTGCTTTATCGCCACCGGCTTTAACCCATCGCGCAAACTCGCCCGCAACGATATTACGCTCCGCACCCGAATTTAAAAGTCTGAGGAGTGTGCTGCTTACAAACGCACTAGGGCCTACGTTGAAAACGAAGGAAACTAAAGCATCGTACTCATTCTGATTTAATCTAATATTTACGAAACTATTTACAGCTTGCTGTGCGCTCTCGGTGTCCTTCCACAGCAATTTTTCTGCTTCTTCCTGCGTAATCCGTAAGCCCGGTTTAACGTCAGGACCAGTGTGTCCGTAACCGATCGTGTCGACACCCGCACTGCATTTATAAGCAGTAAGGCGCAAACCTTCGAAGTGTTTTATTAAATCAAGTCCGCGCTGCGAGAGCCCCATTGATCGGCTTTAACCTCAATTACTTTGGCAAAAACCGATCAAAAATGGGTGAAAACTTTATAAATTAAGCGACCAACATGGTCATGCGATACTCAGATGCACTACGGTCGGAGCGATGCACATAAAGAGTTGCTGTATCGCCGGAAGAAGCCGAGATGCCCACCCCGCCACTTTGGCGACGGCTGGTTTTCGGAGCGGTATATGAACCGTCAGAAACGCCATCAGAGCCCACGATGGTAAAGCCCGTCACACCGAAAGCTTCCGCGTCCAAGAGGAAAGTGGCAGTTCCAGTTGCGCCGTAAGTGATGGTGTAAACATCCGAGAGGGGATATTTACCATCACCAGCAAAAGCTCGGTAGCTATCAACAGTTACGTTCAAACCATCCTCAGTGCGAACCTGCCCAAACCGACTTATACCCGCAGGCGCAGCACCTAATTCACGGTTAAAAGTAGTTTGTGCCATGATGTGCGGCTGTTAGATATCTTTAGTTTAAACGAAAAATTCCTACTGATTAGTTATGGGCTCTATTAAAATTACAAGAGAGACAAAACGACTGTGGGTGCTGAAGCTGTAGTAGCTATTCTGGCAACGGCTATTGGGCTTATGACGTGGTCTCACCAACAGCGTCAGGGCGTTCTAAACGACAGATTTAAAAACATAAATAGAAGAATAGACTGTATTGAACAGGATATAAACGCAATCCCCTTAACTTACGCTTCTAAGAACGACTTAAATACAGGATTAAGTGAAATCAAAGATCGATTAAATCATATTGATGACAAACTAGATCAACTAATAATGAGTAAAGTAAATGGAAAATTCTGAGTACAACATCTGGTTCGCTTTATTGTACGAAGTTTTATATACTTTAAGAAATAAATTTAAGAGCATAAAAAACAATAAAATTGTAAGGATGGTTTTAAACTACTGTAGGCACGACTGGATACTTTGGAAGGTCGAGCTTACTTTAAAAGATGTAGATAGAGAAGCAGAACAGCTAAAAAAGTACTGGGAGGGACAAGAGCTTCCCAAATTCTTAGTAGTCGAGCACGAGCCAGACGGATCCAAGGCACAAGAACTTCTAGGTGGAGCGATAGAAATAAAAAGTAATTTCAAACGGGATCCTTTAAACTAAATCCAGAAGGTGTTAGACACCATGGATCAATTTATTGCCCACGCTCAACAAATCCTCGCGATCATGTTTGCGGTGCATGCACTCGCACTCACCATCGTGAACTTGACTCCTACCCCCAAGGACGACGAGGCTGTCGCTAAGTACTATCGAATCATCGAGATGTTAGCTGGCATCATCTCCAAGCTCGCTAAGCGTTGATTCCTCTTCAATCTCGTCGTGTGCCGGGAGTTTTAAGGGCTCTCGGCACGCTTCTTCGTATTCGCGAGCAGCAATATTACTTTCGTGGTTGTAGCTCAGCCAGTTCCAGATAGTGAGCTCACGTTCGTGATCCCAAAAAGTCTGCGATCTAAACCAGAGGAGCCACTCGGTGTCGGACTTTTGAAGGTTACAGGTAGGGCAGCATGCAAGCAGATTACCTCGCTTGGTCGAACCGCCCTTGGCCCTTGGTACTATATGATCGAGGGTGTAAGCGCGATCTGAACCGCAATAGGCGCAAAAATTATTCCAAGCGTCGAGAATATCTTTACGGAAACGTTTCCTTGCAGTACGTCTCTGGAGACACTGAAGGTTAAAGACTAAATCAGACTCGCTCACAAATCTGTGCGCAAGTTTATTTTATTTTAGTCAGATGCAATACGTAAATAAGAAGGAATTATGGAGAAAATCTTTCGACAAAGAATATACTGTGCGACTTAGCTTTCAATGCTGATGAAATATACTCACACGCTTCCTCTGGTTTGGTGTGCTCTCCGCAAGTAAAAAAGTCCACGGCGGCAAAATTAATTTCGGGCCATGTGTGTATAGATACGTGAGATTCTGCAAGAATCGCAAAAGCAGTGAGACCTTGAGGATCGAATTTATGGCTTCGTAACTGTATAAGTGAAGCGTTGGCTTTTCCGATTGCTTTTTTTAAGATTGAACGTATATAGTCCTCATCATCTAACAAGGTTTTATCAGCACCAATAAGATCTAAAGTAAAGTGCTTGAGGTCCAACGAGGTAAGTCATAAAATCCAATTAAGTTTAGTCGCGAAAATTTAAATGAGAAAAACGCTAATTAAAGACTAAATTACCTGCTAAAGAATAACGTAAGGTCTCGCTTCTAAAGGGGTATACAGCATGATCCAATGTCGAGTTAAATATGTAAAAATTTGATCCTTCAGTCGAAGCTTTTAGCCCTACAATCGTGCCATAAAAAGAAGGTGCGTAAAACCACAGCTGTCCTGGGTGATCGTTTTGTTTTTGCTCTTCACGGAGCTCCTGTGAAGCTTCAAAAGTAACTATAAAAGAGAGATCACCCGAGTGATCGTGCAGGGGATTAAAATCCCCTGGTCTCATAACGTTATACCAGCATTTTTTTAAAGAAAAAGTTAAAGGCATTCCTTGGGAACGCGCATAAACGCTTATCTTATTCTTCAGGAGAGACAAAATAGCGTCACAATCACTAAGGGCTATTTGCGAAGTAACTACCCCCGCAAGAAAAGGGCTGTTGTCCCACTGGTCCTCGTCATTTAAGCACAAGCTCAAAAGAGCGTCGCTCTCCTCAATAGTTAAATTTTGATGTCCTATTTTTTGAGTACCTAAGGTTAGAATTTCCATAGTGCAACTAAGAACAGATGCCCTGGTCGGGAGCTTGTATTCCGTTTGTAAGCTCGGAGCTCGAATTCGATAAGCTCGAATCCGAACCTTATATTACGTACAACCGTCTACTAGATAGGCAATTGTGTCAATTTATATCTCTTAGAAAAGACGACTTAGACCTAACAGAAGAAGAGAAAAATATAGTGTCAAACATTGCGTCTATGAATATATATTCTTTAACAGAAACTACTGTAAAAATCAATAAACTTACGCACTGTAAAGCTGCAGTATTGGAGGCAGAATACGATTACACCGGATTTGTAATTCTAAGAACCAGAACTAAATGCGAAACAAGTAAAGCAACTATAGTAATAGATAATAATCTTGAAGACGACGCAGCAATACAGTACTCTGCAGGAGACTTAATCTTATGTAAAAAAGGTTTAAAATTAAAGCCTGATACGCCGCAAAATATACTTATGTTTGAACTTAAGTTCTGCTCAAAAGCCGAATGGATTGATACCAGTAACTTTACTGTGAAACCAACAAGGTGATATAAGTTTAAACCCCCTCACAGGTTTCACTCCGTGAACAAAGAGGTCGTCACTCGGAAAAATTAAACAAGAACCCTGTTTAGGTTTAAAAGAAACACCGATATTTGGAAAATAAACATCGCCTCCTGTGTAGTCATCATTAAAGTACGCAACAATACTTATAAAACGAGTTTGTTTTTTTTCGTTAAAAGGTCTATTAGCGTCTACATGAGGTATGTAGCCCCTCTGATTGTTATACGATACAATACAAATTTCTGGAAAAAGTTGATCGGTGTTCAAAGCCGTAAACTCATAAGCTTCTACATAAGCCAGCATCTGTTCAGTAAAGTACTGTTCAAGTTCATTCCGTAGAGGATCTTCAAAGGAAAAACTAATGTCGCATGCATCACGAATATTTGTGTTTTTTACATTCCCTCCCACGACAGAGTGATTATCTCGTCTGTGCTTACTTTCTTTAATTAATTTTTCACAAAAATGTAGCGAACAAAAGTTTTCAGAATAGCGAATGTAGGATTTTAAATTAGGGGCTTGTTTTAATCGAGTCAAATTTAAACTTTTCATGCGAACCCTCCTAATAATGTAAAAATCTCTTCAGCACAAAAACTAGAGCTTAAACTGTGTGTAAAAGAAGAAGGAAATAAGTATAAAAAATTGGACTTAATTTGTACGTCGGGATAATTAATAAATACGTTAGATAGATCACTACTCCCGAAATTAACTAAACAGGCAATTTTATAGTTATCAATTATGCCATTAAAGGTAAAATTTAGAGATTGAGCTGTGGAACAAACGTCAAAGGTTTCAAACATCCCGTATAAATCAGGTAAATTATAAAAACGTTGATACTGCCTAGCCGAATCTTCAAAAAAATTATCAAGAATTGTCCAAAAAGGTTTATACTTCGAGCTCTTTCTGTCCTCAGCAGTAATACGTTCGCAAGACGACCCTTGAAACCACATATAGCGGTTTTTATAGACCTGCAAAAAATTAGATAAAATCGGGCACTTTATAGGAATTTCAAGTAAAAAAGAAGAACGTGGCTCCAAGACAAACGGAGCCACATCCATACTCCTATAACCTAAGAAATTGTCTTTACCGTCAGAAAAAAAATAAGAATTTATAAATGCTTCGTAAAGCTCCTCAAGCTCAGCTTCCAACTCTACTGAAGGAGGGTTCAGGCTCATTATCCATGAAGTTGAATGCTTCTGGATTATAGTCCTGGTCAGAAGCAAAGCCAGCCACGCTGGGTTCCTGCCAGTTCCTGTACGTTATGTTTTCTAAAGAAACTATTTTTTGTTTAACCCAGGTAATAGAATCTTTAAGCTTTTGGAGATCTGCTTCGGTTTCATAATCCCCTGTAAGTACTTGAAGTTCAAATGTACGCATAATTTTACGCCACTGATTAACGTGATCGTTAATCATGCCGGTAAAAATATTCAAACGATCGTCATAAATACGATCACGAATTTCCCACTGTTCATCTTGTAAACTCCACTCGGCAAAAGAGTGGAATAAATCACTCAAAATAGGTGCATCAGCGCCCTTATAAAAACCTAATAAATTAAGCTGTGCCTCGGATAAGCTATAGAGGTTGGTATAGCTTGTGCCGGAATCATCGGTATAGACATCCGGAAGAGGACTCGGTTGCTCTCCTTTGCGGAAAAAAGTAGTCATTACTTTATTCTGATTAAGAAGTCTACAACCATATGATAAGGCTTGAAGCCGTCAGGGGTGTAATTCACACGGTTGGTTGTATACCCGCTAATAGTTGTAGCGGTTGTAGGACTCGGAAAATTGGGTCCTGAACCATATACATTAACGGCTCCTGGGTCGGCCCAGGTGCCGGGAATGTCAGTCCTAACAAACCGACCCGCATCAAAACCATAGTGAGAGTGTGTCCGTACGATCTCAGGTTGTACAGTACCAGCGTCCGCACTTGTGGCTCCTGGGCCAGGAATCGTCCTTGATGCGGCATCAACATCAATTGATGCTGCTGGATCCCAGCCACGTACAAAACGTGTGGTGAAATTAGGGAGCTTAAAATCTAAAGCTGTAGCGCTACCATAACGAGTTCCAATAACGGCATAGAGATCAGGATAATCCGCAATTAAAAGAGAAGACCCGTCAGGTCGTTTCCACAATCGACCCAAAGCATCGGTAAAAATGTTGCCGCCTGTGTCCCAGGCAACTGTAATAAGGGCTCCAATAATCATGACGCCTTCACCAGCCAAAGAACAGAAGCATTACCGGGTACAGACTGGGTTCCCGGTCCAGTGCTTACGGTACTAACAAGCACAGGGGCACCGTCAGAACCAGTGCTAGCTGGGTTTTTCTGTCGAGTATCGTTAGCTGCAATACTACGAGGGCTACTGAGAGCGTGAATATGCTGGGGCATCATCTCGCCAATATTTTGAAATATCGTAGATGGATTAATTGACAAACTTTCATACTGACCAGTGTACTGGTTACCGTGGTATATAAATCTTCCTTGTAAATTAGGAACTAAAAAATTTGTAGATGAAGAGGAGCCGAACGTAGTTCCCCACAGTGCATAAAGAGCTGGATAATCAGCGCGTTGATACGCGGAACCGTCGCAAAGAAGCCAAGGGTAAACAGTATTATCCCAGTTAGTAGACGTACCTATGTAACCAATGATCGTTCCTATCGGAAGAACATTAGAATCCTGAACAGCCAGTGCGGTAGCCGAAAGGGTCCCGATCATGCGGGAGTTTGCATTTATTGATAGTGGGTTCGGGTTGCTGACGGGAATAGGATTAACGGTTCTAGTCGAGGGGTAAATTTCGTTGTTTCCAGTCGGATCGAACCCATTAGGGCCGCCAAAATTAGGTATATAGGGGCAATTGTATGCAGGACTAGGCGCTATAAGAATGTTATGAGTATGAACCGGGAAGGTGCCAGAAGAAACAGTACCGACAGGTTTAGGAACTGAAGGAGCTGTAGCGCATTGCAAACTTACGCCGCCATCAACTTTGGGAACATTAAAGGTATTGACTCCGTCCCCTACTCCCCAAGTAGTCGAAATGCGTCCGTATAGCGCTGCGTAATTAGTGCGGCTTAAAGTTTGGCCACTAGGGGTAACATAACCAGAGACAGCCGCTTCACCGTCACCTTGATGGAAAACAGAGTTGAAATAAGGAACAATTTGACCGGCAATAGAAAGTTGAGAATTACCCGTTTGGGAACTCTCGAGAGCGGTGCTACTCGCAATTACAGTGCCCCCGGTCGTAAGCCGAGAAAGCGTATACGGCGGTGATTGACCGCGTTCCCAACGGTTAGACATTAGGGGTAATCGACCAAATACGAGCTCGTAAACATAGTAACTGTGCCGCTTGCAGAAGCACGACTTTGAAGCTCACAGCCCGAGGGAAGTATATATTTATTTGCGACGTAATCTGTCGAGTTACCGGCAGCGACCTGATTATTCTTAAAAAGATATTTGTAACCGGTAGTAGAACCGGAAACAGTAAGATCTAAGTTAACGGGACTAGCGCCAGTATTTGCCCCAAGAATACTAAGAACTACTTGATCGTAGTTGGCGTTCCTTAAGACGGTTAAAGGCTCCGTTCCAGGTAAGTCAACACCCGAAGCGACAAAAGCTGACATGATGTGGCCTCCTTACAAAAATTATAGCAGCTTCAGAACAATTAGCCGAGAGCAATAATCAAACCAACGACAGAAGCGGTCGTCGGTTTAGTTGCTACCGCAGCCAATGCGGCATTACCCGATGCTTGGGCGGTCGAAGCGTCCACAAGGGCTGCGTTACCTGAGGATAAAGCGGTATTGCCGAGGCTAAGCGCAGCATTGCCGGACGCAATTGCCGAACCGTCAATACCTAGGCCGCTTGCGCCAGGAGTAAAGATCAGTCCGCTTGCACTCGCCGCTAGAACTACGTCATATCTAAAGTCGCTTCCGACCGCGCCCCCTCCAGAAAGGCCGCTGCCTGCTGTTGCAGTGCTTGAAACAGCGGCCCCTTCGATGGTGTCGCCAGGAGGCAACTGAGAAGATAAACCACTAATAATGACGAGGGGTTTTCTTAACGTCACTTTGCCGCTAATCTCCTGTGTAGCTACATTATAAATCTACTTAAAAAGATTATGGCAGGCATCACACAAATATCTGAAAATATCAAAGACTTCTCTAGTAACAGGTGCTGTCTAGTAAAAAACATTCTTGATTATGATCTTTGTAAGTACCTCAGCATACAAACTGAGTTAGATATACTAAAAGCAGTAAAAACAAACTCTAATCAAGTTGAAGGTTCCAGAGAAGTCTACAACTCAGTAGGAACAAAAATAGCAAACAGTATAGTTCTCGAAAAACTTAAAAATAAACTAGAATTAGAAAGTATTTACAGCACATACGGGTTTTACAGAAAATACTATAAATTTCAAGACTTAAAAAAACATATAGACAGACCTGAATGTGAGTTAAGTATCTCTATATGCTTGGATATGCACGATAAGAGTCAACCCTGGGAGATATTTTTCGAGAACAAACAGCAGGAAGTCACGTATTCAGGTAAACCTGAAATAGGTGACGGAATCATCTACATGGGTATGGAGCTGCCACACTGGCGAGAAAAATGCCAGCAAAAGTGGGTCAAGCAAATTTTTCTTCACTACACGTTTAATCAAGAACTTGAGTTCGATAAAAACACGGCTACGGGAGAAGACAATGACTCCCGAATGCTTCTGAACACTCTTATAAAAACACTAAGTGAGAACTATTAATCAAAAATGATGGTAACGGGCTGAATCTCAACCTCGAGCTCCGAAGTGCTTAAGGCTTGTCCCACGGGGGCGACGACCTGATACTGGAGGGTACCGGAGTTTGAAATAGTACCCGACGCCGTGGAGAACCTTGTAACTTGCCCTGAATACTTAGAAAGATAATAGTACTCACCAGGAATAAGCGCGGAATCAGCCGTAATGTTGGCATCACCCAGGACAACAATGCTGTCTAAATTAACGGAAACGGTGCCACCAATAGAAGCCGCTGCCGCAGTTGCGCCAATTGCAGCGTAGTTAGTAGCTGCAAGACCGCTGAGGGCGCTTGCTTTAAAGACAGAAACGCCGCTTACGTAAACAAAATCGCCTTGAAGTAAATCTTCACCAGCAGTAAAGTCCTCGGTAGGAGACAACTGGGTGGTAACCCCAGCTCCGTTAACGAGAAAGACAGACGTACTGCCAGAAGTAAAGGAAGTGTACTTCCGATTAAAAATCGCCCGGTCTGTCATTTATCCCTGTCGGCAGGGTTATATTTTTAAGTCTACCACCTAAGTTTTTTGTTGGCGGCTACGGACTTTGGTTTAAACTAGCCAAGCATTAAAATCGACGTATGACAAGAACAAAAGTCATTTGGTTTGATGTCAACCTGGATAAATGGGAGTACGACTGGCTCTCAGAGCTATTTAAAGATGCAGAAGTTGAGGTAATCGTCACTAACACGTTTGATAACCTACCTCCTTTAGAAGACTGTGTTGTTGTATGTAATCACGCCGTAAACTATCGAGCTTATTTAGACGCTTTACGACAAAACGGGAAACGCTACGGAGTGATACTGCTATCTGATGAAAATCTGAGAGAGCCAATGGAGTACCTCCATGATCCCAACTGTGCTTTCGTTGCGCGTAACTATTTCCATCCGTTCTACCACAGGCATCCAAAACTGACTGTGTTCGGTCTTGGCTACAAGAAGGGTTTTAGTGAGTGCAGTACTGAAATTAAAAAGTTCGAGGATCGAAAATACGACTGGTGCTTTGCCGGTAGTTTGCATGACGACATGCGTAGAAGCGCCGTCGAACAATTAAAAAGTTACAGCACAAACTTCAAGACACATTTTTGCAGCGGCTTTAACGCTGCGGATGGTTTGAGTACTGAAGAGTACAGAGAACTACTTAATAACTCTAAGTTTGCCTTGTGCCCCCAGGGTCAGGATAGTATGGACAGCTTCCGTATATACGAGGCACTAGAAGCAGGCGCGATACCTATTACTCTAAAACACACAGAGCAAATAAAAGTGGAACCCTCTTACTGGCACGCAGTGTTTTTTGGTACCGAAAAAATACCGTTTGTTATTGAAAACGACTGGGCAGATGTTGTAAAGCGTATAAAAAAAGAAGGTTCCTCGGAGATGCAGGAAAAGTGCATCTCGTTCTGGAACCAATGGAAACAGGACTGGCGCTCTAAGTTCAGAACCTTGATAACGCGAATTTAACGCAAACTATCAAACTGCTTCTCCGCTAATTGGTCCTGCAGTTTCGACATCGATAAGAGGCTCCAGCCCGTCAGAAGCAGAGTCGCTAATAAAAATAGGAGTAGAACTGGGATCACGGGGCCAATAGTTGTAATCAGAAGGAGCACCGCCAGAGGGACTTACGTAAGTGACGTACTCAGCCAGTCCGAAAGTATCGGTGGTCAATGACAGCATAGTCACCTTGCCTTCGCAGGCGTAGCGGATATCCTGACGCCAAGCCTTAAGGCCACTGGGTACCACGGTGCCGTTGTCAGCCTCACGAATGACCATCCAGTCAGTCGGAGTGAGGTAGCTATTTGCCGCCTGACGCGTCGTGTCGGTCCACTGGGTGACCAGTTGGTCATGATCTTTAGGGATCAACGTACCGCTAGCTGTATATCCCCAGTAAAAACGTTGGTCGTAAGAAGGAGGGTCCGGAACCCAAGTAATACCAATGGCTTCACGAGCTGCGGTTGAAGATAACCTCAGCCAATTAGCAGGATAAAGGGTACCGTTTGCCTCAAACGGCCTATCGAGGGCTAACGGTTTTCCGTTTAAGACAAACATCGACGCGAGGATTTTTTTAAATTCTAACCGTTAAGTCGACGGTAGAGCAAATGCCGACTTTATTAGTTTCTCTATCGCGCACGGGTGTACTTGAAGGGGTTTTCGGCGAAAGCTGCCCACACATACGAAGTGGTACCGTCGTTACTGCTTCCGTTTGAAGTTCTTGGCTTAAACCCGTTACTTAATATGTCTAAAGTATTCTGCGTAACTGTACCAACGTTTGCGGAGTTTTCTAGATCAGATAAATTAGCTGCAAGCTTATTGCCAGCAACATTATAGGTATCTCTTGAAGTGTCAATAATTAACCACTGAGAGGAACTACCTTGACCGCCAACATAACCCTTAATCATCACCCACCTTGGTCTAAACCCGGTATAAACAAACGGACCGTCAGTTGCGCTGCCGTTGCCGGTGTAGCTGCCGAAGGCGCTGTAGCCCGCGACTGGGGCGAAGCAGTAGGCGACGTAATCTCCAGTTCCAAATATGTTGTCACTCATCCCAAAAACAGTGGAAGTTGGCGCGCTTCCCCAGCTTGCAGCACCTTGAGCCGCTGTGGACTCTAGAAGTAGGTAGTAGCCACTCATATTCGTAAGCCCAGTATGAGCGACATACCAATTCCCGGTGGTATTTCTGCGTTTGACAATGATCATCTTTGGCGCCACGCCTAACCCATGCCCAACGGTTACAGCACCTGATAATTCCGAATAACTTAGGGTAACAATCGAGAATCCCGCCGAGATGTTAGCGCGGACGGTGCTGGTTATTGTGCCGCTGGTGTTGGTTGCGTTGCTCGTGCCGGCGTCCCAGGTCCAGCCGACATACGTCCTACCACTTCCATTCGTTTCGGCGTAATTTCCGACAACAAAACCATCAGAATTAAAAGCAGTTACCCCGTTTTGCGTATCCTCTGCATTGGTCTCCGAAGACTGAAGGCGCTTGGTAGCTCCACGCACAGTGTCATACAAACCATGTCTGTCCGGGTCTGAACGACCTTTCAACCAAACAAAATCAGGACTAAAAGCTAGATCCGCGACCGTGACAGACGTTCCATTACCCGTATAAAGCGCCACATCCATCGCGGTGCTGCCGTCTGCAATGGTCGGCGTCGGAAGGTTGGCTGTGCATAGCGCCTTGAAGCCGCTGGGGGCGCTGTAGGCGAAGGCGCGTTGGCCGAAGTTTGCTATAAACGTTCCGCTGCCGCCCGCAGTGCTTACAAAAGGAAACGCTCCAACAACCGCTTTGGAGATTGCTCCTTGAGAAACGCCGTCTTTATAGAAAGTGACTTGAGACGAGTCAACATTGACGGCTACGCCAATGGTTGCGTTGCTGTATGTAGCGCCATAAGCACTATAAGTTCCGTCTACATCTTTTGTGCCGTCCGTGCCGTAATAGGTGACACTTGGAAAAATGTTGTCCTGGGGGTAGGCGGTGCTTGTATCGCCATAACTTGCAACACCGATATATGGATAGCTTGGGCTTCCAGTGGTTGTAACCTCAAAATACCACTTTCCGGATGAAGGAATAGCAATAGTTCCAAATGCTATTCGCGCATTACCGCTAGCTGCAGCATCTAAATTGCCGTTGGAAAGTGTAGCAAAATAAATAGAGTTAGATGCAATAGGATTCCAAGTGCAATAGTTCCCCGGCACTTCTCCGCCAAGTCCGGTGTCATTCGCCGGGTCGCCGTTCGTGGGCGAGTCGCGCAGGGAGTCGTTACCTGCACCAGCCGTCACACTCAGATTGTTGACGGTCCAATCATTAGAACCAGCGGCGTCGTAGCCCAGTGCAGCGGCAGAAGAGTTATCCGCAAAATCCAGGTGGAAGCCGTTGGTGCCATAGCTGCCGGTATATTCGATGGGGTTCCACACGCCAGTGGTGGCGTCAAACTCCCCGAAGTCCGTCAGGTACTGGGCGTTGGGAATACCCGTGACAGAACCGTTGGCATCGTCTGTAGCAGTGCCGGGGGTGAGACCATCCAGGTAGTTGACCTCAGCTAAATACCCGTCGATAGCCGTGTTTGCGGCAAAATAACCTAGTGTGTATGTGTGCCCATTAGTTATGAACGCGCTAGCTAAGTTTTGTGTCGGTTGTGTCTCGCCTAAAAAGCTAGTCTCACGCACGCCATTGACATAGATTCGCATCCTGTTGCTAGACGTTGCATTGGTGGAGTCGTAGACGCAGACAATGTGATACCACGCAGAAGGGTCTCTAAACTTTCTATTTGTTGTTAAAGCGGCACTGGCTCCTGCAGCAGCAAAGCGCAACTCAAATCCACCAGTAGTATCGTTTATTCTTATCTGAGAGCTGCTTGAATCGTTGTCAATAAGGATGTTTTGGTAAATACTACTGTTGTTGGTCTTCTTTAGCCAAAAAGAAAATGCATAGGTAGTTTGACTGCCAGTTGCGTTAAAAGTTTTCGTAAGCGATGCGCTATCCGATGAGTTGAACCGCAGCGAACGTTCGATCTCGTAGCCACCAGCTCCGGCAGCTCCAGCAGCGCCAAAAAAGGGAGCGAGCTTAGAACCTAAAGCCATCTATCAAACTCCCTGGAAGTTTGCGGTAAGAATAGCTAAGAAGCCCGAAGAAGATGCGCAGTAATAAGTAAGTGCATCGGTAGACCCAGCAGCAGTCGAAAGGGTAGGTGCTGAACCGCCGGTAAACTGCCAACCGCCGCTGTAACTTAGTAATCGACTCCCCCCGCCGTCTTGGCGGATAACGATCTGACCAGTCTGACCGCCACTGGCGCTGGTAGGAGCCGCCAGAGTGTTGTTAGCGTCGTTAAGGGTGATATCAAAATTATTACCGCTGCCGAAATCGAGGAATATGACACCAGAGACAGTCGAGGTCGAGATCGTACCGATCGACTGAGACTGAACGGTTACGGGACCCGAGATAGGACCACCGGTCTTGTCGTACTTGCCGCTAAGGTCAGTTAAAGCTGCGTTACCTGAAGCTTGAGCGGTAGCAGCATCTACAAGAGCAGCGTTACCGGAAGCGAGAGCAACAGACGCAACTGCTGCATCAACAAGTGCGGCGTTACCGGAAGCGAGAGCAACAGACGCAACTGCTGCATCAACAAGTGCGGCGTTACCTGAAGCTTGAGCGGAAACAGCTAAGGTTAGTGCGGCATCCCCACTAGCTGCGGCATAATACCGACCGTCAAGAATATCAATGCCAACTCGTTTGTTCTGATCCGCAGCAGCGGGTTCAGAAATGTCGATAATAGGTAAATAGTCACCACTGGCTAACGTAGTTAGTGGTGTAAATTGCGAAATCTTCTCGTTAGCCATTAGGAAGCACCTTCTAAGGTAATTTTAGACCCATCTTCTTGAAGAATGAAAAATGGGGTCACAATACTGACAGAAGACTCTAGTAAGAAACTTCCCGCTGTCGGATTTGTAATAGTAATTGGATTGGAACGCTCAACAGAAATGCGCGAACTAGTAATAGCTCGACCAACGTAATTAAGTACTGCACTTCCATATCCAGTGTTACCCAAATCGGTAATAAATTGATCGTAACTATTAACTAAAGTACCCGAAGCTAAACCAACATAATAGGGATAACCTGGAGTCAAACCAGAATAAATGCTCCCGGCGTTATCCGTTCCCACGCGGACTTGACCGTTAGCTGTGCCGCTTTCTAAACAAACACCAGCTAAAAAGTGGGTGTTGGGGTCGACAGCACAGCACTTATAAACGACTCCACCACTTGTGAGAGCAACGGGATCGCCGGGGCTTAAAGTCTCCCCCGCCAAAAATGTGGCAAAAGACATTTACGGGGTATTTACTATTTTAATTCTACTTTTATTTTCCCTGTCCGCGATATTTTTTCCTTCCATGAGAAGCCTTTGAGTGCTGACCGTCTCCTTGACGGGTCTTCTTAGGCTTGGACTCAATTTTGTTAAGAGTGGACTTGGGTTTGGCCATAAGGAGGGTGAAGCGGACCAAGTATACGGGTCAAACCGTGCGTGTCAACCAACTCTATTAACTGTTAAACTAACAGAAGGAATAGCGGGTCTTGTAGGTAAATTATTAGCGCCAGAAGCTAATAAGAACATTGAAGTATCTGTTGAATGCCAACGGAGGTCCACATGTTCGTTACGATCTAAAGCAATAAACCAACCCCACGCTGCAACGATTCGGTTGTTTGACCCCTGTATCGTCAAACTCGTGTTGGAGTCAGCAACATTGACGTTATTTTTCGCAATCCAAATCTGTATATCTTCGGAACTGGCATTCGACTTCTGGATCTGAGCGGTGAATTTGACGTTATAAACACCCGAATTAGCTACCTGGACAATATAGCCAGAAGCAACGGAAACTCCGTTAACCTCAGCTGTATTGTTGTACGTCATATGATTTACAGCAGTACCAGATGCGTTTGTCTGGTTTGCATTGCTGTAAAAAGAGCCGTAATACGGTATGAGTCCACTACCTGCAGGTCCGATGGCTCCACTTGGACCTATAACGCCGCTAGGACCGACTGCACCGGACGGCCCGACCACGCCGCTCGGGCCAATCGGACCAGGAATGCCGTTATTTAGTAAAACAAGAGCACCATCATCCCTAGTCGTATATACATAACCGGAGGGAGTATTAACAATCAGCTCTCCAACAGCAGGATCGCCTGTTTGGACAGTAGAAGTAGTCCGCTTTAAACGTTGATAATTAGCCATTAAACGACACCTCCGTCAATATCAATATCTGCCCAAGAGGTTCCGTTCCAGATCTTCAAACGATTAACAGTCGAATCCAACCAACCTGCTCCTTCAACAGTGGGAGCGGGAGCAGCAGCACCGTAAGCGAAAGATCGAGAAGGACCAGCTTCATACCACCCACTCGAAACGGCATCGTATACAAACAGGTTACCTATTAAAGTGTTAAACCACAGTGAGCCATCACGCGGCGGCGCGTTGTAACCAGCGCCGGAAGGTGGTTCTTCAGACTTGTAGGCAAGAGCTTCAGCGTTAGTTTGGTACCAATCTGGGTCGGAGACCGAAGCGCCAGACGCGTAAACGAAGAGACGGCCTTCATTAGTATCAAACCAAAGCGAACCGTCGGTAAAGCCAACACCAGGACTGGTTCCGACAGTTGCGCCTCCTCCTCCGCCGCCACCGCCGCCGCCTTGGCTGCCGCTATAAACGACATTGTTACCGCTGAAAGTTACAGCGAGATCAGCTTCAGCAAAGAAGTGACCAGAAACAACTTCCTGGTAAACAGTTTCAAAGTTAACGTTAAAGGTGTCGCCACCTGTTAGATATAAACCAGAACCTGCGTTATAAGAGCCTCCTCCACCTCCAGCGGTAATACCGCTCATGGTGAAGTTCAAATCCTCAATAACCTGAACTAAACCCTCGAAATTCGCGGCGTAACCCGAGGGGTCAATCGTAAAGGATGTAGTTCCCACGCCGCTAATCGTATTGATACATTCTACAAGCGCTGCAATAGCGCCTCCAAAATTAGGAGTGTGTAAACTGTGTCGACTGGGATAATGCGGGCACGCGGGCATCTATTATGCTCTTTGTAAATACGGCCCTCCTTACTAAATATTAGCTTACTTTTCGTAACTCTTGAAATTTGTACTTCGACGAAATCCGTTTAACACAGTCAACGCTGCAACCTAAAACTTCAGCGATCTGACGACAGGAATGACCCGTTTTAATGAGGTTAGCTATTTCTTTAACTTGCCAAGTGTTTACACGTTTGCTCAAGATTCTTTTTCTTATTTGTTCGTATTCGTCCTCTGAGCTCCGGTTTTTAAGTATCTGACGAACACGCTCTCTACTGAGCTTGAAACGCTTCCCGATCTTTTCGTACGAGTCCCCATCGAGGTACATCTCGTACATCTGAACAAAACGATCTTGAAACAATTCTTCAGAGTGCTCGGTCTTCACGAGAAGTTCATGTGAAATCCCCTAGATGTTATTGATTGCGCTTGGAGTTGTCTAGTAGCTCGTGATGCCACTCAGACTCCGCAAGCTGCCAGGCGGGGATGTTCAGCTCTTGAGCACGTCGCCGACACTCTTGCCAATACTCGACTTCAGGAGACTCCGAGGTTGCAGGATGCACGGTAACCATTGGGGCTCAGCCAGAGTGCTTAATGATTCCATAATACCTGTTTGCCAAAGAAAATCTGTAGATCGTGTTACCACGGTGCTTCCCTCGCTTACCCTTCGCAGCAAAAAAAGTTCTGTGGAACCGGGGCTTAACGAGAAGTTCCTTAGAATTGGATTCTGTAAACGTATTTAAAATTAATTTATATAATACTATGAGCAAAAACAAAAGTTCCGTCTTTTTGCGGTAGCTATGGGGCTCAGACCGAGTGAGACACAAGCGACACGCAAATTTCGTTAAGAAAACCATTGAATAGAAAAACTAAGTCCAAGGGCAAAGCGGACCGTGCTATCCTTCTGTGATCAACATGTCAATCCAGATCACATCGTGACCAACCCTGTGTTGGTTTCCGTCTTTGGACTTGTCGTTCAGACGCCTTTAACAGCCCAAAAACCCGACGGAGACCCAGAAAACACGTACAAGCTCGACGCTTACACCGTTGAAGACTTCGGTTCGTATGCCCGGCTGACTTGCTCGTGCGGTCGCTCAGACCCTGAATGGGTAGCCACTGAAGACCTGGCGCGTTCCCACAGGGTTTCCGGGCGCTTCGCATGCCCGACCTGCATCCAAGAAGACCGAGACGCCAGAAGCCCCTCCGATCAGGTTTCCGCTTGGCTGGCCCAAAACAGGATTCGCGTAAACGCTCAGGACCACTTGTTTCTTCCTAAGCAGTTTCAACGTCTTGTCGACAGGGATGGGACGATCATGCGCCCGAGAAGATTCGTTTTCTCAAAGTTTTATGACATTGAGTTGGCGACCAGGGACAAGGTGCTGCCAACCTGCGGATGTGAAGACTGTGTCAATCCGTATCACATGATGCGGACCCTGAGTCCCGCAACCAAAGTTACCCCTCAAATGAAGGAGGATGTTCGTCTATGGCTTACCAAGAAGTTTTCAAACAAGACGATTCAACTGCTCCTCGAAGCGAAGTACAATTGTCAGCTTTCTCTACGAACAATTACGAATTTAAAAAAATCAGTGCTTGTGTGAGCCATCACTCGAATTTAATTTATCTGTTACTATGTCGGCAGCCGTTATCCCTTAAAGAAATCCTCGATGAGTTAGGACTGTCAAAACAAAAACTCTTACGGGACTTAAAACAGCTAAGAAAGTACAAGCTGATCGTTAGGGTAAGCTTTGAGTCACATGTTCTTTATGTGATCGACGGCAATTACAACGCATTAATTCACTCCATTTTGAGCTCATGATTTCCACGCCGGAACAAAAACCCTGTCTCTGGGATAAGAAGTACATCATCGACAATCTTCCTCCCTGGATTTATTCCGATTCCGAGGAACCCAACAACATCGCTGAGTGCAAAGCCAAGATCTCTTCTATCGAATACACGATTCGGGACATTGAGCTTCAAATTGAAATTCGAGAGCTTGAACTTAAGACCGGTAGTAGCCGACATCAAAGCAGTTTTGACTTTGAAAAATGGAAAACCCAGGCTCTCCGAGCTAAGCAAACGCACCTTTATCTGCTCAACGCCTACAAGTACTGGGGGATCTTGAACGACCCTAAGGAAAGCCCTGATTTGAAGGGAAAACTTAAAGATCTTGTCGAGCTTCTGGTTGAGGAACCTAGTGATTTCGTTCCTAAACTTGAGTGCATACTCAATGATCTTTGAGTCATGTGTTTAAGGAACAAAGATCACTTAAACACCGATACAGTCTGCCAACAGTGCCTCGAGTCAATAAACGAGGGAGCTTCAGAACCCGATCTGAATCAAATTTCTCCTGACCTCAGGGCACTTTTTACACAATTAACCCTTCAAAACAGGGATATGTGTAAGTGCTGGAAGACAGAGTATAAAACGATAACAATACAAGGTAAAAAAATAAATATAGAAAACATTTTTTATGGGTTTTATAAAGCAGATATCGGTAATTTCTGCGTAAAAAGGATATGCGGAACTATCGGCTGCGTAAATCCAGCACATCTAAGGTCAAGATTCGAGCAACCGGCTATTTCAAAGACCGTTCGCTCTGGTTTTAATCGAAAAAACACTAAACTCAGCGACTTATCTGACTCAGATTGGCTTAAACAACCCTAAAATTACATCGCTGGTACTTGTAAGAATGGCCCTGTGCCAGTAACCTCCGGGGTACGATCAGTTTTCGCCATTTCCTGATCGTGGTAACTGAACCCCTGTGCCTGATATCAGGTGCCGGGGCAGCCCCTCATTTTTTAACAATCTTAAACATGTTGACCAAAGATTTACTTCAAATTTTGAGGAACATTGACGCAAGTTTGATGATCATTGCCAACTCTTCGTCTGGCGGGGTCACCACAGCGTTCGTAAACAAAAAAACAGTAGCTGCGCGTCTTGGTGTGCAACCTGTTGTCATAGATAAACTCGTTTACCAAGGTATTACATCAAAAGGGGAGTCCGGTCTGGTTGAGGGTAGGCATTACTGCAAATTAGACCCGGCGGAAACCAACATCTCAAATTTTCTTTTTGATTCAGCTAAAGTGCTAAGCGACGCATGGAATTCTTTCTCAGGGTATTGCAATGGGTAGTTTCAAGAACACTGCTTCTGGCTTAGCCAAGAAATTGTTTGGTAAGAGCGAGGTTCAAAATCGAATCGCGCTCAACACCGTGAAAATGATTATCGGTGATATTGTTACGCTCTACGATGAGTTTAAAAAAGCTGAGGGTAAAGGAGCCTTATTTTTTAATCCTTCTAACCCTGACTACAGTCAATACATGAGCGTCACTGATATCCAAACGGATATCGCACTGGCTGAGGAGATAATGGATGAAGATCTCGCAGCATTTTTACGTAAACTTCTTTCAGTAGTCGACAAGGAAGGCGATAACAATAAACCTATCGTTGTTATGGTCGATCAGAAAGGCATGAGTGTCCACCTAATTGATCTCGATGCCGCTGACGAACTTTTGAATAAAACCTCTGATGCCGCTAGCTCAGATTGATTTTGTTTCACCTCCGGAACTCATAGGTTTGACGACTTCCTTTTTCGGAGGTGAAATCGATCTCGATCCCGCATCAAGTGAACGAGCAAATACGCTTATAAATGCCAATAGATTTTTTACCCGAGAAACAGACGGACTTAGACAGAATTGGAAAGGTAAGTCTGTTTACCTCTATCCCCCACGCGATTTTCTAAATAATGACGAACAACCAAAAGATCCTTACATATTTAAAAAGAGAAAAAGATTTCATAGATCTGCTCAGCGAGTTTGGTTAGAAACTTGCCTGTCCAAATATAGAAAAAACGAGTTTGACGAAGCAATCGTATTTTTAACTTCTTCCGAAGTAGCTCTTTTGACTACTCAGAAAATAGGTTTAGACCTTCCTTTGTGTATCGCAAAAGAAAGACCTGAGCTGTTTATAGATGCTCCAGGTTTACCAAAACTTGGTAGAACAAGATGTTTTGGTTTTGTGTATTACTTTCCATCTTCCTTAAATACAGACAAGAGGATCGGAGATTTTATCGATCTTTATAGCTCATTTGGTCGAGTTTTTTGTTGAGAAACTCAACCGATGCAGGTGTGTTATCCGGCTCGACATTATCTCTAGTACCAAACCCTGGTCCCACGGGGGTTTCCGTCATCTTTCGAGTGTCGCGTGTGCGAGCTAGACGACGACTCCTATCTAATTCACTCTCAGACCAAACTTTTCCAGCAAACCGGATGTCGGGTCTAGAGCGAAATCTATAAGTATGTTTAGCAAAACCTGCCTCACCATGAAACCTAAGTTTCCTTTCGTGAGGAAGTTCCCTAATCTGATCAGACATTATATGTCATGTAGGGCTTGTATTTAGTTAGATCCATACTAACGGTCATGGGGTTCGTGGCTTGAGACATGAATTCCGGATTGAGGAGATTATTGAAATCTCGATCGTCGGCTATCGACTTGAATGCTGCTACGGGAACAGCGGTTGCTGCGGTTAAAAAGCGTTGGGATCCTTCGCTACTTAAAGATCCGATAGCCCTTCGGTAGTCATCAGCCGAAGAGGAGAGCGCAGACCGAAAACGTCCACCGGCTGCAGAACGTAAGAGATTGGGGTCGTAATTTTGCAGGGTGCTTTGACCCAGGGCTCGTTCAGCGGCCACACCTTGATTAAATTGATCAAGCGCCGATGTGCGGTACTCAGGAATTGAAATCCCTGAAATCTTTCCGAGGTCTGCGGTTGCCTGCTCACCCAAACCGCGATAGTACTCAGCGCGAGCTTGGATTTCTTCGGTTAACTTTTTGATATTTTCTATTTGATCGTTGATCGCTGTTTGGGTGACCCCACTTTGATAGCTGGTAGGAGTCAGGCCAACAGCCTGTCCAAGTTTGCCTCCGAGAAATCCGCCAAGCCCTGTGCCAAGACTGGTCGCGGCGGGTGTTAAAACTTTGCCCCAGTCAATTGGCGGAACGGACATTTTTAGCTCTAATCTTTCTTCATTCTAGTTTAGTAGATGTTTTAGACATCAATCGAACTCATCTAAGAAATTACCCGAAACCAAGAACGTTCCTGACCCGAGAAGAAAGCTGCCTTTCCTGGCCAACTGGAACTTGTGCCCCAGGAACGTCAAAGGCCACGCCGCGATAGTGGGCCGACCCGGCTGTGTGTTGTCCCACGGGGTTGATACCTTTAAGTTCCGTGGTTTTAATTCCAGCCTGGTTTAACTTTGCGGCAGCAACTCTTGCTTGCTCGACCGTAGGAAATTCCAAATGGTCGTGATAATTAGAACCACCGTGGTCGGACACAAAGTTTGGATGTTGAGGATCACCTGTGATGTATTGAACTACACTAAGTGAACCAGGCGATGTGGAGCTAGCCGTTGCTTGACCAAGCTCTCGTTGCTGGACAACCGAAAGTAAATCTGAAGCTAGTTTTGAGTAATCGTCTGAAGTAGAGGAACTTTCAAAAGCCTTCATAAGTCCCGCTGAGCGTAGTTCGTCAGCTTTCTCAAGAGCTTCGAGAGTCCCTTCTTGCTCTAATAAGTCTGCAGTTGCGTTTGAACTTATCAAAGTGGAGTAGGGATCAGAAGCTTGATTGCGATTACCTAAATATTTGAACAGAATACCGGCCATTTCAGACTTGAAGTCTCTTTGAGCCGGTGCTGCAGCTGGAGAACCAGGAGCTGCGGCGTTCCGAACCTCACCGCCATACACACTTTGAATCTGTTGAAGAGATTTTACAGGCTGACCGTAATAGCTTTTACCTGAAAGAGTCGGGAAGGACGCCCATTCAGGAGCAAGTGCGGCTGATACACGCGGACTTAAACCCTCCGTCTTTAAGACTGATAAACCTCCAAGAGGCATCAACCGATCTCTAGCTAAACCAAGAGCGGCTATATCTTGCTCGTAAGGACCAAAACTCGACAGCCCAAGCTTCGATGCCTGTTGATTCCATGTCCCAGGCATAAATTGGTATGCGCCAGCAGCTGCACTGTTGTAACCGCCAGCGGATATAACTCGATCTGGGTGCCTACTTAGATCTGAAAATGTGCCGCCACCAAACATGGTGCGGTACCCCTGAGGTCCAGAGGTCCCCTCAGCAAAACGGATAGCCTGAAGCAGACGTTGGCCTTCAGGAGTCGAACGAAACTGCTCGAGTATCTGCCGTTCGCTCATTGCTACGCGTACTTCGGTTACTTACTTATAGTTTAAACTCAATTAATCTTGGTCTTCAAGAACATCATCAAAAAGATCCATGTTAGTGTCCACAGCGATTCCTACTTCATTCATTACCGTCTTATAAGCTCTTTCGCGACAAACTAACTTAAAAACGGTCTCCCAAAGATACTGATCTCTTTCTTTATTCTTGAGTGAGTGAGCTTTGACTCGTATTCGTGTTAAAACGAATTCGTCTTCTAAAGTTAAGCCGCACGAGACGTTCTGAGCGTCATCGGACTTCCGGGAGCCCATAGTTAGAGAGCTGCATATTTAAAGTCTACCTCTAGCGGAAATTTTCGTTGGGCTTATGACTTACAGCTTTTATTAAGTAATCGGTTTACCAAGCCTTACAGCTCCAATATCCAGCTGTTAATTTACTCTTGGGCTCATCACAATTATGACGTGCTCTAAAGTTCTTGCGGCGTTCGGGGTCGTCACTTTTGTTTTCCATATTCGCATCTCCAAAACGAACTAACCGAACTTCACCATCTTCTTTAGCGGCCACAGCGAACTGTTTACCTCCCTGGATGTCTCTTTTTGGTTTGTTGTATGACTTAAAGACTTCTCCGGCAAGTCGAATCATGTTGGTCACGAGTCTCACCTTAATAGTAGCATCCGAATAATAAAGAAGTTGTGAGGTAGAAGAAGCTTGTGTTGCGCACACAAGAAACGTATGTAACATAGAGCCGTAACTCATTTCCCGCATATACAATGTCGGAAAGTAAGACTCTTCTTACTATCGCGGAAACGGCTGAACTTCTGAACTGCAGTTCTGGTTTTGTGCGGAAGCGCATCGCTTTGTCTGAAGCTAACCAACCCGGTGGCTGGCCTAAGTCCGTGTACGTGAATCTTCAGCCCAACGGCGCAAAGTCTCTTTATCGCGTAAACCGTAACGCTCTTGAAGAGTATCTTCGTAGTTCTTCTACAGTTAAAGTGGAAGAGGAAGTTCAACAGCTGAGCACCGCAGCTTGCCCTTTCTGATATGACTTACTCGGAAACTTTTGCTGATCGTCCGATTCCTGTAGTCGAACAGGTAGAGACAATCGTCACCGAAGTTCCCGAGATGGTGGCTAGGCCTACGGTTGAGGAGCTTTCTTCTCAGCTCGTGGGCCTTGCTTCGTATACAAACCAGTTGTACACCCAATCACATTTAATCCACTTAAACATTGAAGGTCCTATTTTCCTGCCTATCCACGAGTACTTAAAGGGTCAGTACGAACTCCACATCGAGCAGTTCGACGCTCTGTCGGAGTTCGTGCGGACCTTAGACTTTTTTATGCCGATGTGTGCTCGCGGTCTGCAGCAGGCGTACAAATCCTTTAAGCACGTCAAGTCCTACGAAATGCGGGACATGCTGACGACCTACCTGAACAACCTCGAGAAAGCTGGAATGATGGCTAAGGATATGCAAAAAGTCGCAAAAGAAGTAGACGCTCCTGACATCGAGAACTACCTAGCCGAATATGTCGGAGCGTCGTTCAAAGCGGCTTGGTTCCTAAAAGCCACGCTTCGGGGTTAGTTAGTAAACGCCCAACCGTCTAGTACCCGAACAAACAGACCGCTGGGCGTTGTACCAGAGCTTTGGATTTGGTAAACAAGGGAGCCGGAGAGGCTTGTGGCTACAGCGGGTAAACCGCTGATGACAATCGCACAGGTCTGAACAGCTCCTGAAGCCAAAATTGCTCCAGACGCAACGATTGCTCCGGATGCGACTATTGCCCCGGACGCGACTATTGCTCCAGACGCAATCGCAGAAGCGGAAGCAAAATTAGCTGTATTCGCAGTTGTGGCAGAACCCGCCGTGGTACTGCTGTCAGCAAAACCAGCACCAACCTTCTGCCACGCTCCTCCAGTCCAAACTTTTAAGTAATAATTCGGTCCGCTGCTATCCGTCCAAAGTTCCCCTACGGAGTTGCCAGCGAGACCTGCGGGAGTTGAGTTAGGCGCAGTCGTACCATAAGCCGAAGGCCCGATCTTACGGACATCTCCAGCCGAATCTTCAAAATAAAGGCCGGGATCTGCCCCGCCAAAACACATAGCAGGTTCACCTGCTTGCAGGATCGTACCGCTGGGACGGTCGGAAGAAATACCCGAACGCTTTAAAAGAAAGACAACAGGTGTTGATGTCATTAGTAAATACCCCCGTTAAGGGCATAGGAGGTTACAGGTCCCTGAGTTCCATTGGCGTACACGGAGCCGTCAAGGATGTTGACAGGGGAAAGGACGGGTGAGCCATAAGCATACGTTCCCCCATCGTATACATCAAGATTTTGAAGCTCAACAGGATCAAACGGATTATATTCATCAAACGTAAACATTTCGAATGATGTAGCTACAAGCGTATTTAACGAATCCAGATCGCCAGAGTTCAGGGTCTTACCCATCATGTTGTACATATCCGGCTGCATCATGCGGTTAGGCATTCCATTAATCTGGGGGCTGTAACGCTGCCACCAAACGAGGTCTTTTTCCCTCTTTAGGAAGTCAGTTTGTTTTTTCAAATCGATTTCGAATCGTTCCCGGTAGTACTCATTCATCGGCTCGTCGTTCGGCTGATGAAGAATCCACTGAGACGTTGATTCTTGCTGCCCATACTTCAGGTACATATCCCACATAGCGGCGTAGATGTGCTTACACCACTTGGGTTGGTAGTAGTAAAGATTTGGGTCTGAGTAAGTGTTGTTGTACTGGTACTCAGGGATGTTGTAAATCTGATTCAGATAAATAAAGCCAAACGTTCGTGTGTAGCCAGGATCATCGGGGCTTGGTAAAGGACGTACAGAAGCGTCTGGACCGGCGTCATACGTTGCAGGATCAACGTTCCAGATGCTTGAAGTGGGATAGCGGTTTTTAAGGTTTGAATTCCAAAGGTTGTACCCTTCACGATTCAAGAAGTCGGGGCACGTACACTGAGCTCTCATCTCAGTGGCAAAGTATTCGCCTACAGCTGGCGGACCACTGGCTGGAGCAGCCAAAGTATTTCGGTCAACAACTGACCAGCTATTTGCCTGAGCTACCGAGATAAAAAGGGTATTAAAAATTGGCGCGTAAGCTGGCGGAAGTGGGACGCCATCGAATCCCACGGCGGTGACTGTGTAATTGTTGTACCCGTAAGCTTTTTCAGAACCATCTGAATTAAACCTGTTAGAGACAACTTCTCCCGTGAAGAAGGATATGGGCGCTCCGAAACGGGTGTTCAGTTTGACTGCGTAGGTGGTGGAGTTATAAGCGGTTACGGACTCAATTGCGTAACCGAAACTCAAGAAGTTAAATGAGTCTCTAGGACGAACTCCAACCATCCACATCCGCATGTCGGAGCGGGTCGTGGGGTACATAAAACAAGCCCCAGGAAGGAAAACTCCCACCCCTGGAGTTCCGACTGGGTAGTACTTGAATGAATAATTCAGTCCGTCATAAGCTTGCTGCGAGTACATCGCAAGCTCGTAACCACGCCTCCAGCGGCACCAGAGCGACGCATAATCGTAATCACTTTGAAGAAATCTTTCCTTCGATTGCGTCGGCGGTCGGAAGCGCCTCTTGAAGGGTAAGACTTCAAGAAGCTCCTTAGGGTTGTCAGAGCCCCTTATGGTTTTTGGGGCTTTGAAACTATCAGTTTTGTTAAAAGACTTGAAACCAAAATCGTCTGGTCTCTTTGTCCGTCCCACGATTAATAGAAGCCGCCCTGCGCCCAGATCGTGATGCCGGAAGGACTAAGGCCACCGCTAACAGAGGTCGGGCCATTACCAATGTAACCCGCACACAAGATATAACCTTTTTCAAGGTAAAGACCTTCGCCTTTACCAATCTGAATAGGGGTCAGAAGGGCAGTGTCACCCACAGCGGGGACGGGGGCGTTAACAGCGAAGAGTTGAATCTGCTGAGGGTAACCGAAAGTTGCACCACTTAAACCAACCTCGACCCGACCGACCATCAGACCAGCTGAGGTGGAGGGAGCAGACTGGTTGGGGGCATACACATACAGACCAATATCACAGGTCCGAATACCAGAGTTGTCGGGATAATCTTCGTTGCTGACGATCGTAATATCTTCAACAAGAGCGGCGTCTTCAGAAGGAAGATCACCGACTCGGACTAGCTGGATTAAGTCAGTCAGATTAGGGTTCGTGGGATCACAGGTACCAGTGGAACTGGTGATCCGTGCGCCGCGAAGGAATGGGCGGTCAATCAGACAGGGCTGCTTATTAGTCGAAGTAGACGCCACAGTTTTCTCTTAATTGACCGGTCTTACTGTATGTTACCGTAAATTTCGCTAAGAGTATTAGCGAAGGAAACCAGAATAAATCGAGGTAGGACGTACCTGCAGTTTCGGGTTTAGCAAACGCTGGACATCGTATTTAAGGATATCAGGAAGAGCGCCAATAGCCCGTTGGTTGTCTCCGGCCATGCGGCCAGCTTCCGGAACATACCCGGAGAAAGGATTTCGACCATAAGGATCGGTACCGAGGCCTCCAGATATGCCTCGAGTTAATCCTTCATACAGGCCTTGTTTCAGAGCGTCCCAGATAGAAGGTTGCTGGAAGTTACTTTTAAAGTTGTATGGTGTTGGATTTCCCCAGGAGGGGTTAGTGAAAGTGGGGTCCCCACCCCAATACGAAGAGTCGGGAACAACCTTCGGAGAAACGCTAGAAGGATACTGGTCGTACCCTGGGATATCTTGGTAAGGCATCAGTTGTAGGGATTAATTAAGGGGTACCCGTACATGTTGTAGCCGGGGTTGCCGGTCCCAACTGGATAAGGACCGGGGTTACCGATCTGAACAGGCATGCGGGGAGTAGTTGCTTGTTGAAGGTCTCGGGCACCAGCATTAGCCATAGCGTCCGTTACTGCGACCTGCCCAGCCATATCGACATTGCCTGCAAGAGTCCGGCCAGCGTCTGAACCGATCTCAGCGGTGGGTGCGCCAATCTGCTGAGCTTGAGGCATTTGCTGGCTAGGCAGTTTGCCCTTCATTTTCTGAGTCAGTTCGTAAGCCAACTCAGGGTTTTTACTAGCCCACGCTGCCATATCAGCTTGAGCGTAGCGCTCCCCAAGGGCTGCAAAATCTGCAAGAATCTGAGCCTTAGTGGTGGGGTGCTGAGCGTACGCCTCGCGTTGCTGGTAATAACGAGCCAAATCAGCTTGTTGTTTGGTCAAACCGGAGGGTCGCTGAATATTCTGCATCGCTTCGTTGAGGGCTTCGTCACGAGCACGACCTCGAGAAGTGACAATCGGGATCGAACCAGCTCCAATCGTGACGGCTCCTTGATTCAGTCCAGCAGCCGCCCCAGGGCCGGGGAAGTTTTCTCCGACATAGCGACCGGAACGATCTGCGTCGACATCAGGCTCCCGATCAAAAGCTCCTTCAATAGCGCTCCGTCGATCGGCAGGAACAAAATCGGGTTGACCCTGTCGAGAAGCGAGGCCTACCCCGCCCAGACCTGCCAACGCGCTCAGCGCAGCGATTTTTTTGAGGTCAAGAGTACGGAGACCGCCTGCAGCGTTCTGGATCTCACGAACGTCGACATCGATGATGGGTTCGCCTTGGTATGCTCGTCCAGCATCACCCATATCCTTTGTCATGGCACCCCTCTGATATTGGGTGATGCGTCCGCCGGGGGTGCCTTCCATGACAGCTCCTCCAGGACCACGAGGGATCATGCCTCCGGGAGTACGAGGAGCTAAAGCCTGACCTCGTTGCAGATCTTGAAGAATCAAGGTGCCGCGCTCTGAGACAAGATCGTCAACAGTTACGGGCTTGCCGTAATAGGTCGAAGCACGTTGTGCTAACTCATCGATTGCGCGATAAGTGCCAGGATCATTAGCGTACAGATCCTGGGCAGTTCGCGAAACGGGTCCCTGCATAGGGGTTGTCTTGAACGCAGGCTCAGGAGCGCTGAAGACGCTCATTTGCGTCTGCCCTTGGACAGGCACAGAGCGACGTGGGACGGCAGGAACGTCCATGATGCTTGGACGATTCTGCACCGCCAACCGAGCATCGATATCCGCAGGGTCAATTTTTGGCCCGTAGGGAGAGACAAATCTGCCGCTCTCTCGAGATGTTAAGGGAAGACGGAGTTGAGTGGACTCGACAGCTCGAGTAGGGATCGGTCTTGCGGCGGGAGGCCTGACTTGCCGAGCTGCGGGTTGAGTGAGACCACCTTGCTGGCCAACTCTTCGAATTATGGCTTCGCCTGCATCACCCAGACCCATTAAAAACTGAGGACCGTAAGTAGTTACAGCCTGACGAATAGACTCAAGGTCCTTAAAAAACCCTTGCTTCCCAGCCATTACAAATGGATCTAGTTCCTAGAACTACTATAGCTTTTATCGCCAATTTGCGTTAAACCATAACCTATCTGCCCTGGAAGTATCAGGAGGTCCAGGTATAGCTTGGATAAACTCTCCGCCGCTCCTTTCAAAGCGGTACCGAGCTGCCACGGGGTCTCGATAGTTAGGAATATAAAGCATGTGGGCAAGACGATCGCACTCATATAAGTAGTTCTCCCGCCAGATTTTCGCGGTCTCGCGTTTGTCTTGAATGTTGATGGAGCGACTCACGTCACCTTGAATCAGCTCCTGACGACTCGTGGCGCGACCGGTTGCAAGTTCAGTTAAACGCTCAGCTTCTTCACAACGCTCAATTTGCTGAACGATTTTGTCGTAGTAAAACTCGCTGGGGACGCTGTTGCAAGCTTCCATCAAACGGGCATAATCGCCCGCAGGAACTGTAGCGATGTTATAGCCGAGGTGATATGCTACGCGACTGAAGTTAAAATCATCTAATCTGTAACCAAAAACCTGCGCAGGGTTTCTGGATAACTGATTTATCGCAGCATATACAACCTCACGTTTAGTGGCGTCAGTAGTATCCGGTTGGAATACAACTCCCTGTTGAGCCAGATAACTTTGAATCTGCTCAAGTTCTTGTGGAGATAACTGCGCCACGATCTAACTACAAGCGATAAACGTATTCTATCGCTTTATTTAATCGTTAAAAATTCGTCTCACTCGACATAAACAGTGTCGCCTTCCAAAACAGAATCCCAATCCACACGGGTGATGGACCGCAGCTGATCCAGTTTGGTGAAGCGCTCGCCGGGCATCGACTGCTGAAGTTCCTTGATCTCAGTGGCAGTTTTAAGTCCAACGCCTTTCAGAACCTGAGTCAGCAGCTGGGGAGTTGCCGAGTTGATGTTGACTCGGTTGTAAGCAGGTACCTCTGGCTTAACAATCTGACGCCCACGGCGCTGCTTAACGGGTTTTTCCCCCTCATCTTCCTCTTTAAGGATCTCAGCGATTTGATTCTTGTGAGCAAAAAAGACTTTCCCTGTAGTCAGGGACCGAACCATTTTGTACTCACCCTCGTCGTGCTCGCTAAGAATTTCGATTTTGACTCCATTAGGAGTGTAAGTAAATTCTTTCGACTGGGTGACCGTCATCATGTGAACAGAATCTGGGATAAGTTTACATTAAACTGTCAATAGAGCACGTTATTAAAATGCCGATTCCTAGGTTCGCTGGTCAGATCCTTCGAGCGCTGCCTTTCCTAGGTGATATCTACAACACATCTTTAGAGTATCGCGACCAACGAGAAGCTGGCTTTAGTGCTCCTAAAGCTTTAGCTCGTTCTATTCCTGTCGGTGTTACAGGAATGGTCACCAACGTCGTGGATCCCTTCGGAGTAACCAACGTAGGGCCTGAAGTTCTCCGAGCGATAGCAGCGAGGGAACGCAAAGTCAACCCCGAGAACAAACCCAGCAAAACTTGGGGAGCTCCAATCACACGAGGCACCGACCCAAGAGTCTTAAGCGGGATGGCTCCGTCTATTGCAATGGGGCAGTTCTGGCAAGATCCGGCAGCACTCGAAGCTGCAGCCCGAGTGGCGGACTACATCAATAGCGAAGCTCACGCACGCTCAATTGTCGATCGCGTTGACCCACAGACCAGTGACACGAGTTACTCTTTGGACGTAAACAAAAGGTTTGAGCAGCTGCGCCAGCGGTTGGGTCAACAATAACTATGGTTTCTTTCGCCTCTTCCGAGCCTTCCGAAAACGATTCAGAAGTTTCTGAACTGACTCCCGAAGAGGAACAGCTTCTTCAGCAAGCTCTCGAAACACTGAAAACCTATATAGAGACTGAAACCTATATAGAAACTGACCCCTTTACAGAGATCGAAACCGAGTAGTTCTTCCAAGAAAAAACCCCCTCCGAAGAGGGGGTCGCCGTGGTTTCGCTGTGTCAGTGTATCACTGAGGGACAGTGCTGGTGTAGATGCTGGACTCAACCACACCGCCGGGCTGCAGAGCCAGGTCGCTACGCTCGGGGGGCTGATCGGGAACCAACCAGCACACTTCGCAGATAGCGAGGGCTTTGTCCTTGCCGTTGAGCTTGCCGTTGGTGGCACGAGCGTCGTACACACCGGAGGCTTGAGCCAGACCGGAAGCAGCAACACCGCCGAGGTTGCCGACAGTCCACAGTTTGTAAGTGGTGTCTGCCTTAACGGCGTGCATGTTCGCAGAGTTCCAGGCGTTGCTGGAGCTGAACGAACCGTTCTCAATGCGGCTGTTCGAACCAACCACGGTGGCGAAGAAGCCACTGGGGGTAGGAGCAGAGGTCAGACCAACGCCCAGGGCGGGGCCAAGACCCAGGGTGGGAGTTGCGGAAGCGCCGCCCACACCGCTCGACACCACATCGCCACCGTCCAGACGGATAGAAGCGCGGTACACATAAGCGCCGGAAGGCACAGTGATACCGTTGGTGATGTCTGCCCGAACATCCTTGTGGTAGTCGGGAGAAGGAATAATGACGCTGCCGTTAACGAAAGCGGCGTTAGCGCCATTCAGACCAGACGAATACGCTTGAGCGTAGTAGTCGAGCTGGTTGGTGGTGCCAGCGGCCTGGTAGGACAGGTCAACGTAGCCAACGGCTTGTTGAGCGATCCAACCGGGACGGAAGACCACGCCAACGGGACCGCCAACAGGTTGGTTGGCGAGAGTCTCGCTGGTGCCGTTCTCATTCAGATAAGTAACGGACTTTTCTTCGTGCCAGTAACGAAGAACATTCGTGTAGTTACCAGGATAGATCTTGGCAACTGAGAGCTGGTTAGGATTAATAGCCATCGTTAGTTACCTCCTCAGGCGTTAAAGGAGTAAGCGATGGTGGCGAAATCAGCATTCAGGAGTTCGAAACCTGCGTACAGGCTCCAAATCATCATGATGAAACGGCTGAAGTCGTCATTGTTGTTGAGCAGGACTTGGGCGTTGTTACCGCCAATACCCACACCAACAGACTGGGGTCCGAAGAACATACCGATGGCGGTCTCGTAAGAAGACGCGGAACCACCGATGGTCGCGGACGCATTTTGAGAAGGCATGTTCGTGGATTCGAAGAAGCGAACGCCCTCGAACACGAAACCGGTCGGCATGATCGGCTCGCCAGCCACGAAGGTGGCTTGACCAAAGCCCTGACCCATGTAGATGGCAGCGTTGGGCTGCATCGCGGACATGAGGGGGTTGATCTGACCGTTGCCGGGATAACGAGCAACTTCACGGAAGTCGCTGTTCTGACGCAGGTGCATCAGGAAGGTCGGATCGCAAACGCAGCGATAGAAACCGTCCTGGTAGGTAGGAACGTTACGCTTGCGCAGGCTCTTGACCACGCGCAGCAGGTCGTCCTTAACGTCGAACTTAGCTTGTTCAGCGTTCGCGTAGGTCAGACTACCGACGGCGAGATCGCCGGGGTAGTAGTAACCACCTTGGCTATCGGAGGCTTGACCTTTAGAGACAGCTTTCAGGAGTTCGTTGATGAACACCCGATCGCGCCAACGACGATAGTCGTCGAGCAGGGTCAGAGAACCGATGGACTGGTGGAAAGCAGTCAGGTTGCCGGTGTCCAGCAGAAGACGCTGCGCGGTGATCAGTGTCTCGCGAGCAATCTTGAAGGTGCTGGGCTGAGTGGGGTCACTCGGATCGGCAGGACCGGTGTACTCGCGAAGAGTCACGAGCACTTTGTCCTTGACGATGTTCCGGCTATTAGCAGTACCAATGGTCTGCTCAGCGGTGCGCTCCCGAGACTCTTTCGAGCCGGGATTGCCCCAGAAACGGTAACGATCGAGCTGAACGGTCTGACCGGGTTGTTTCGAGAAATCGTGAACAACGACCGGCTCAGCGGCCATCTCTACGACGTACGCAGGATGGGGACGGTATAATTCCGCACCGAGCAGCTTCGGAAAATCATTGTCGACGAACAAAGCGTCAACTCCCGAAGAACTACTTACTAAATATAACTACTTGAAAGCCTGACAACACAGTGACTGTCGCGTTTTTAGCGTTAATTAGTTTTTTGATTACTTGAGTTAACTGTAGGACTGTAGGTACGCACAATTGAACGAACACCCTCCGGAAGTTGATGGTAGATAGAAGCAAAGTTAGAGACGTAATTACCTGCTCTACCTCTATACACGTACCTCAAATCAGTAGACATCAGACCAGGAGTTTCACTTCTTGAAACCTCCGTAAATGTTTGACAGTAAACAGGAGGATGGTAAACCCACGAGGCTCTGCTTCCGGAAGTGTCGTTCGTTGGATTTGTTAAAAGCGTCGTGGCATAACGCTGCTGTAGAGACTGACCTCCCGTGTGCCCTTGAGCGGCTGTATTTCCTTCCGGAGTGTTATATGGGTTGTAAGCCTGGTTGTCCGGCGCAGTTCCACCAAAATACGTGTACTTGCCCGTGCCTCTTACACCCCACTCGGGTCCGTAAGAAGTCTGAACTTTTGCATTGGCTATCGTGCTGAACCCAAGAGGTCTATAACCTTCGTAAGCACTTAAAAAAGTACCGCTTGGTTGATAGTCAACGTGTTGGTAATCAGTCCAATAACCAGAAACAGCGGCTGGTACTGCCCGCCACGCGTCGGTGCTGTATATACCACTATTAGGGGGGCCAGGAACAACTACACCGTAATCCGCCCCGAGATCTACAATTCCAGAGCTTACAACTTGATACGCTTCCCTATTAGGACCGCTCTGTATCCGATGTGGTCCCGAATCGTATCTGTAATTAGAAAGAGGGGTATAGACCACATTTGTGGATCAGCTATACCCATTATAAGTTTTTAAAAATTCTCAGCTTGCTGGTTGGGAATCAGCAGGCTGCGATTGGTTACCCAGGGTTTGAATGTCAGCACTGATGTTGGCCATGTCTTGAACGTACATAGCTTTGAGTGCTTCCAGCTCCTTTTTCAGGGTATCCACCTCTGAAGAAGCAGAGGGAATACGCTTACGACCAATTGGATTAGGCATTGAATTAAGAGCTCTTAGATTCAGTGTACTTCTTAGCCTTCTTTTTCGCTTTCACCCTCTCAGGAAGATTACCGTGAGTTTCTTTTTCGTACTCACGAACTTTATCCTCAGAGATTTCACCGCGCTCTGCCATCGCGTAAAACTTACGACGCTGAGCTTCGCTGCTAAAAGGCATAGCAAGAGTCTCTTTAGTTTTTAGTTTAAATAAAAAACCCTCCCGAAGGAGGGTTCAACTTGCACAATGGTAGTCTCGGCAGATCAGCCAGCATCCATAAAGAGAAGCTTGCTACGGATTGCTTCAGGAGACATCTGAGACAGATAACGCCAAGCCTGATCAGGAGACTGATTCATGGTCTGGCTGAAGCCTTGCCACTGGGTGTCAGGATCAGCGGGACGAGAAGCAGAGCTAGAAGCTGCGGGGACAGCAGGCATCTGATCGTACTGAGGCTGATACTGCGTGGGAGGCTGGGAAGGAGCTTCGATGTCCACGGGGTAGACTTCGGTGAAGAAGCGGTTGGTGTAATCAGCCAGGTGATCGGGATCCGTAAGGATCGTTTCCATGGCCTGAGAACGGGCACCGATTGCGTTCAGAGCTTGATCCTGCTGGATCAGAGCATCTTCCAGCGTGGTGGCGTACTGATTGAGAACCGCAGGAGCTTCGATACCGAAGTGGTTAACTACGGCTGCGCTTGCCTCGCTTAGAACCGGAGTTTGGTTTTGGGCTTGCGGTTGTTGCGCCGTAGAAGTCGGATAAGAAGTCTGGGTTGTATATCCGTTGTTGGATAAGGTCAGCGGATCCGAGGCGGCCTGGGTTTGCCAAGGCTGGGCCTGTAAATTCTGACTGAGCTGTTGAGTATCCAGCGCCGCCGTTTGGTACTGCGGATACTGTGCTGCCTGGCTGGGGGACGGAGAGATACGGGAGACCACCCGCTCCAAGCTGCTCATCGCCGCTTCCCACGGGTTCGACGGGGAGGACGTTGACGGATACTGGTTGGACTGGCTGCTGGTAGAAGGGGCCGAAGGGGGTGTTACCGGCGACGGCGCTTGGGCTGTAGTTGCCGAAGGCACCCCCTGGGTAGAGGCCACCCACTGCGGGTAGGCGGTTGAGCCCTGGTCCGAGGGCGCCGCCTGAGGGGCCGCTACCGCCGGGGAGACCGGGCTCGGGGTCGAAGCTGGGATCTGCTGGCTCATAGCTGCCCGAGTAAGTCAGTTCTTGCGCAAGGTGGTCAAACGTCCTGTATAACAGGGGCGTTAGGTTTAGACGCGGGTCTGCCCCGAGAGGCTGATCCGGTGATAAAGGATGTGGCGTTTGCAACATCTGAGTTAATAATACTAAAAATTGTGAGAATGCGCTCTGTGTTTGTTGAACCATTCGGAAAGGGAACCCCTTCAACATCTCAGAACGTTCTGCGTCTGTCTTATCAGGGAAAAGATATTTAAGAGCCTCAACGCTGTCCACGCCTAGCTCTTGCAGGTTACGAACGACGATAGATTTCTGGTTAATGTCATACGCCGTATCCTCATAAACATCACCCTGGAAGCGATAAGAAACTTCGCGAGCTCCGTCAGGCGGAAGGCCAAAGACACCCGGTGGCAGCTGGTTGCTGTTCAGTGCATCTTGAATGGCGAGATCGACAGTCGACTCGAACTTGTTAAGAGCTTGCGAATACTCTTTCTCAGTTTCGAGTGTCTTCTCTTCAGGTGATTTAGGAGCTTTTAAACCAGTGACGGCAACAAAACTCTCTCGGAAGACCTGCTCTTGATGATAAATAATCATCTCGAGCAACTTACAGAAGCCGTAAGTGAGGAAACTCTTGTTCTTACGGAGTGCAGTCGCTTGTGCGCGACCCATCAAGCTCTTAATTTCCGTCGCGGTGGCACCTGCCGAGACAGAAAGTTCATCAACACCGCCTAAAGCAGTCCGAATCTCCTCACGCAGTAACAATGCGTAACGATTCATGTCCCCGTTGATCGGGTCGGGAGACATGTAGCCCACACGGTCGCTCGGTTCGACGTTTGCGATTACACGAGGGACTCGGAGACCGCCAAGAGACGAATTTGCGCCAAAAGGCTCCGAAACACGGGTTGAAGGAGTGTCTCGACCGCCAAAACCGCTTTGACTGCTGATCGTGGGGCGGAAAGTCCGATCAGCATCTGCTGCTTCGACCAGATCAGACCGGGGACGAGAGCTGATAAGCGTCGGATTGCCAAAAAATTCAATATTTTTGGCGATATTACGCATCATTTCGTCATGAAGCACAATTTGCTCCATGAAGGGGTCGAATTCACCCTCCCCTTCGGTGCCACTGGCATTGGGTTTATTTAAAACCTCAACTGCAGGTATAAAACCAAGCGTGTTTGGCTTAGCACTCTTCGGAGAAATGATCGCTCCGGGCTCTAACTCGAAGCTGAGCTCTGTATTCGCCTCATATTCAGAGATTGTGTCTTCAGTAATAGAGATTCGAACGTATCTTTTGTTTAAACCGTACGAATCGGACGGCAGGCCTAGCGTCGAGTTACGTACGTTGTAGCTGTAAATGATTACGACTTCATTTATATTCCCATTTACGTCATGAAAAACACGGTATTGATCCTTCGGGAAGAAATAAATCTGATATTTAAGCTTGGGGTCGGGGCGGAAGTAAAAAAGACCGCATCCGTCAACTAAAAAGTTCCTAATAATCGACGGAAATCGGATGTCGATTTTATTTAGTTCTAAAAGACTGTTTATAAACTTGGCTCGGGAACGGAAAGTATCCTGCTCACAGTAAAAAAACAGTCCTTTCTTGATCATCAACAGCGTCATTTGCTGAAGATGACTCAAAACGACCATCGTGGCCGCCTGTTTCCCTTTGGTCTGGTTCCGGGCGGCCTCTACGATTTCATTGAAGCGTTGCTTAACGCCGAGTGTGTCCGCCATTAGTACCCCAATTTATTAAAAAGAATCAGCGCTTAGCTTCTTTTTCAGCTTCACGCTTGGACTTTGCCTTCTTAGCTTTGCGGAGAGCTTCACCCCGTTTCTTCATTTTACCTCCCTCCTCTCCGCTCTCACCCTTCTTTTCAAAATGCTTACGAAGAGCCTCAGGCATTTTGTCAGACATGGTTAGGAAGGAGGTACTTCTTTACTCTCTCTAGTTTAAACACCTCTTCGGGTAATAGGTCATGAGGGTACGCGGTCAAAATGTGGTCACAACGACCTAAAGGATCAGTACCCCCAGCGGACGCCTTATAAGAATCCAGGAAATCAAGCATTTCCTGGCTATCAGCGGGAGCGTGTGCGTTAGGAATAACGTCGTAACAATGGGAGAAGGAAGTCAGCTTGCGCTTCATTCGAGCAGCATCACCCATCCAGGAAAAGTGCCACCCGGCATCACAGTCTCCGTGAACGAGACCATTGTCCTTCATGCGAATCTGGGACGGTGTTTCGACGAGGTGCTCGAATAAAACGACCGTTCCGCACGTCCAATTTGTCGGGGGCTTACTTGGATCGCCGTTCGGATCCATCACGCGGAGATCCCCTCGCCCGTAAAACATAGGCATCGAGAGGCGGACGCACCGATCCGGGTTATCTTCGGCTAGCTCAATTGCTTCAAGCAGAGCCGAAGGTTTAGGGATCTCATCTACATCACTAAAGAAAAACACTGAATCAGGAGGACACATACGCATACCAACCCCAAGGGCGTCACGCTGGGCGTATTCCCGAACCCATGGATTTGGGTGAGTTTCCGGGGTGGGCAGCTCACAGTGAAGAACCTGAATTCGGTCCTCAGGCAGACCTAATTTTCTAATCGTCTCCACGCAGGAAAACGACTTCTTATCACCCTTAAACGTCCTGTCTGCGTCAGTGATTATGAAACCGTCTACAACATCCTTAAGCATCTCGACTCGAAGCTCTAAAAGCTCCGCTTCGTCGAAATACATAAAACAATCAAAAAGCATGTCAGCCTATGAAGCTGACAGCATACTAACTCCCCTGGAAGATACCGCCACCGGCAAGCAGCCTTAAAGAGCCGTTACTTTCTCGTTTTTTAGCTTTAGCTCGATTTAGCAGGTCCTCTTTGATATCCAAAGGGATGGTTCCAGTGTGGTTCTCGCCGTCATCCTCCACCCCGTAAAAGCCGTATTGAGGAGGGACCGGACCTTGAGACGCCAGTTGGTCGAACTGCGAACTATATTGATCCGAAGCCATATCAGACTGCTGCGCCATCGTCTGTGCGCGAGCAGCTCGCTCCTGTGCGTTGAGAGCGTTAGTGAAATAATTTGAATTTCTAGCGAAATAATCCATAGGGTTATTTTTCCTTATTACTAAGATACTTGCTTGCACGTCGACGTGCTGCTTTTGCTTTCTCCGTGTTGGGCACACGGGTATTTACAGGTTTGTCGCCTTGTGTAGCCTCTTTTTTCTTATCGTCCGTTGCGCGACGCTCCTCTTTTGAGAGTGCTGCCCACGCTGCTTTGGGTAGGTAGCGCTCAGTCCTACCTTTTTCGCGTGCTAAATCAGCCATCCGACTCGTCTTCTTCGTAAAGGGGGCAAGGTTCTTCAAAGAGAACCGAGATCTTCATCTCCTTGACTCGCTCATTAAGTTCTTCTAAATCATCCTCGTTCATTTGTCCTTTTCATACTCCTCTCTAGTTTGCCAATCTTCTTTAGACCATTTAGAGAGTCTGTTATCACTTGATTTTTTACCTTCATATTTACCTCCCATTTCCTTGTAGTACTTAGTCGCAAGCTGCATAGCTCGCGCACTATGACCCCCAAGTTTTTTACGGGCTTTAGCTTTCGCTCTAGCCCACTTCTCGGGATCTTTTTTCTTAGCGATGTCAGCCATTAGAACAAGACAAAAACACCCTGAACGGTGCCGCTAATGAGAGCAGTACAGGAAATAGGAACAAGAGTATTACCTTCTAGGTTAATAGCCGTGGAGACTTGGCCCGGAGCATCGGAAAGCTCGACCGATAAGGTGTCTTTACCTGAAGTAGATTTTGCTTCGATAAAGATTGCTCTACAAGAGGGAAAATCAACACGACCTGTAGCGGGTTCCCAGCCGAAACCACTTGCGTAAGGGAGAGCAGCCGTCTGCCCGTAAATAGACCCAAAAGCTCTGATGTCCATAATTAATCGAGTGTCTCTATAAGTTTAGCCAAGTATTCCACAGCTTTTTCTAGATCTTGTTTACCGTTTTTCTGCTCCCATCTCCATAGGTATTTCTGGGCACAGCCCTCTAGGTACCCCTGGTACTTCACCAAGCCCATTGACGCCTTCTGAACGTCATAACACTCCAGACCATTTCGTCTGTAGTAGTTCGGCTTAACAGGATTTTCACCTTGGGTCAAATCTGTAGATTGTTCCATTTCGACCTTCAACATATTTACGCAGTCTATAAGCATCTTCTCGTCGGACAATTTGGCAGATATGGCGGTTATCTAGGTAGTAGCACACTTCAACATATTCAGCCCCACGGGGTCTCACTTTTTAATCCAACGTAAACATCTCTTTGCAGTCTATGACCCCTTCAGGTTTTAGAGCTAATTCAGGAGCATACCGTGAGTCGTCATGAAGAATAAGCCCAGCATCGTGGGGAACGTAAGCACCATTTTCTTTCACTACTGGAACACAACGTCGATGCTCTAATCCCGCAGGAACGTCTTCAAACGCGAGACCCATTGAGCTTCTGTCTGCGATAGGCCAGTTACGAATACCGACTTTGCCGTAACTCTTTTCTGGGTCGAAGCTATCTGAGCGGATGTATTTCTCCCCGTCAGCTTGATTCAGAATCATCGCCCCGTAATACGGGTTCGACACTTGCACAAAGAAATCAACGTCGTAATCCACGACGAGAATCTTCGGGACTGTGAATCCGATGTCGTACCAGACGTTGGGGGTTTCCTTTGTTAAAGAAAAAACGTGATGGTTGTCGAAGGGGATGCGCTTGGAGTCAAAGTTTTCATAACGAATAAACCCTGGTTCCAGTCCTCGACGCTCTAAAACCGGTTTCCACTTACGCCAATACAAAAAGTTCTCAAGAGTGAGAACCATATCGTTTTCTTGATAAATATAAAAATCTGCGCGTCTATTGAGAATTTCTAGGGCTAAGTCAGTTTTATGCGCCCAAGTTAGATACCAATTTTCGTAATTTGGCGCGGCTACAACTACTTGAACGTTTAACTTTTTGTACGGCTCAAGAACACTTTCGAGCAGCTCAACATCATTTTGGCTGTCGTAGTCAATGTAAATCTTAACAGCAAAATCGAACGGAAACTTCAAATATTCGTTTAACACATCAATAAGACTATTAAGCCGTGACATAGGCTTATGAGCCGTTATGGCAACCCAAATTTTTTCCGTCATACCGGCTCGGATACCCGAGAAACCCTTTTGACTTTACGTACCCCCACGGTAAAAATCAGTACTCGATTGAAAAATTTCCTCTTCTTTGCAGATACGTCACAAGCCATGTGTAGGCATCCAGCATATCATCGTGCGCTGTAGCACCTACGTTGATCAACTGATCAAACAGAGCATCGAACTTACGGTATTTATTAAACGTCACCTTCTTATTTTCAAGCAGACCAAGTGTTCCCCTGAAGCGGGCAATCTTGTCCCCTCGGAAACCCTTGACCTCGTGGATGTGAAGGTTTGTTAATTCCCGTTCGTTGATCAGCACCCGTCGAAGGTCAGCTGCCAGAGAGGCTTGATACGCGACGGATTCAACAACCAACGTTATGGTCGAATACGTTGGAAGGAAGATCCCGTCTGAGTTCTGCAGGATCCCCCACTCCAGGAGCATGTCGCAGAGCATGTCGATCTTCTCCAGGTTCCCGATCGAACGGCACTGGTGGGAATCGATGATGTAGTACTTGTCCTTAAGACGACCACCCAATACAAAAGCGGTGTAGTCGCTGGTCTCGTTTTTACTCGCCGAAAGGTCGATGCCCAGCGCCAACGTATCGAACTCAGTAACAACCTCACCCTTAACAAGGAGATCTGGGGAGACCACAAGGTCCGTGGTCATCACGGGTTGTTGCTGGTACTGATACGCAAACGCGACGGGATCCAGTTCCTTCTGCTGCAGGAGGTACTTAGAGGACCACTGCTCAGGCCAGTAGCTGACAGGCTCACCGTGGTCCCCGTAAGTGATTGCTTCCTGTGTGACCTGCTTCCAACCCTTCTCAGGAGCGAACATTGTCTTATGGATGTCCAAGGGGTGGAATCGGGTTCCCAGGCAAATAGCTCGACCACCTTCAAAGATAATCGGGCTGATAACGGAGGACCAGTTAGTGTTCATCTCCTCCCGAATCGCGGGGTTTTTGATGTCCGCACTCGACTTAATAGGGTCATCCACGATCACGAGGTGGGCGCGTTTCGACGTAATCGAGCCCCTCAGACCAGCGGCACGAAGGGTGAATTCCTCGTCACCCAGGCGTGGGATACCAGCGTAATCAAAGTCGATTGACCAACCGATATCCGATTGCATACCCGACCTGAGCTGAACACGCGGGAAGACCTTGCGGTACTCGGGAGAGTCGATGATCTGCTTAATAATCCGACTTTTCGGAATGGCAGTCGCGATGTTGTACGAGCAATAAATGATCTGAAGCGGTCGCTTAGCTGTGGTGTGACGACCGATAATCCACGCGGTAAACAGGTTTAGGACGGTGGACTTCGCACTGCCACGAGGAGCCAGAATGTCCAAGTTGGGGCCAGCAATATCTAGTAGGTACTTATTGGACTCCCCTGTAATCAAGTGCTGGTGCCACTCCAGCATGTGCTTTGCTGGGGCTTTATCTAAAATAGTACAGAACGTATGGAAGTCATTAGACGCTCTACCATAGATAGAATCTAGTGCATCTGTAGTTTGCTCAGTTGCACGAACCGCACGCATTTGCGCACCGCGTCTGTAGGCAAATGTTTCACGGCTAGGCATATCACTAAGTTGACACTATTGCTATATTAACTCTATCTCGATTCAAGTCAGAGTGGCAAAAATCCTTTGGTACGGAGACGCTTGTTCCAACACTGGATTTGGTCGTGTAACACATAGTGTCCTGGCCCACCTAAGTAAGGAGCACGAAGTTGCTGTTATAGGCATCAACTACAACGGTGATCCTCACGAGTATGACTACAAGATCTACCCTGCCTCGAACCTGCACTGTGCGGATCGGTTCGGTCTACCTCGATTAGTCGAGATCTTTAACAAGGAAAAACCTGACGTTTTTATCTGTCTAAACGACATTTGGGTCGTTAATCAGGTGTGGGAACGAATCCATTTCCTGAAAGAGAAAAACAACTTTAAGTTCGTGGCGTACTTCCCCACGGACAGCGAGCGCTATCCTAACGAAATGCTTCGGCATATCCCCCATTGGGACCTAGCTATTACATTTACCGTACAACAAGCAAACCGCATCCTTTCACATGGTATCTCTCCTAGTCGCATGGGCGTTCTCCCACATGGGGTTGACCTATCCAAGTTCAATCCCATGCCAAGGGAGGAAGCGCGGAAAGCGTTAAGCCTGCCTTTGGACAAGTTCATTGTCCTGAACGCAAATAGGAACCAGCCTCGCAAACAGATCGACCTGACGATCAAAGCCTTCGCGGAGTTTGCGCAAGACAAACCTGACACCATGCTCTACCTCCATATGGGGGCTAAGGACATGGGTTGGGAAATTATCCCCTTGTTCGAAAGGGAGATGAAGCTCCGTGGGCTTGATCCAACCAACCGTTTGGTGTTGACCTCTACGGATATCAACTACATCGCGGCTCCTCCGGATGAGCTACTGAACAAGATCTACAACGCAGCTGACGTTGGACTTAATACCACTAATGGTGAAGGTTGGGGTCTAGTTGCGTTTGAGCATGCAGCTTGCCGCAAACCTCAAGTTCAACCGTGTCACACCTCCTGCATGGATTTGTGGGACGGTGCTGGCATGCTGATCGATGTAGCAACCTGGATTATTGATAAAGACCTTAGTGTTGAACGTGGCTTGATTAATACGAGCCACGCTGCGAACCTTCTCTCCCAGCTTTATGCCGACAAGGCTCTTTACGCAGAAGTAGCCGATGCTTGCTTCGCCGTGACCCAACGACCTGAGTATCGATGGGAATCGGTGGCAGCAGGTTTCTCCCAAGCCGTTGTTGACCTCACTAAGTGATCATGCAGCATCTTCGTTACTACCATAAGCACAGCTATGTGCTCCATCCTATTAAAAAGGATGTCGAAGGTATCCCTGATGTCTACGCACAGGCTGAGAAACTAAACGGTCGCTTTACGCGAATTACTCGGGGCAACCCTGAGCATTCCGTCGCGAACTTCAGTCCCAGCATTCTTCGGCACAAGGGGACTACGTACATCGCGTGGCGCTCCCAACCGGAAGCATTTGGTTTCCGCTGGGACATGAAGTACTTCTATCTCAACAATCAGCCCACGGATATTTACATCGGTGTGCTGGCTGAGGACAACACGATTCTCGGGACAAAGCTTCTGCGTCCTGGAAAACACCGTCTGAGCTACGAAGATCCTCGACTTTTCGAAGGTCCCGACGGGGAGATGTATGTACAGTTCGTCGCTTCGACTTACGCAAGTAAGTACGAAAAGGGTGGTCTGCGCTTCTTCGACAAACCCAAGGTCATTGTTTGTCACATCAACGAGGAGCTCGAAGCGGTAAGCGCAACGATCCCTCCCATCGGGGGTAATCACGAAAAAGATAAAACGGAGAAAAACTGGTGCTTCTTCTCGCACCATGATGAACTCCGTTGTCTCTATTCGACTCGCCCTCTCCTCATCGAGTGCGAAAAAAGCAAAGCTATTGAGATCAATAGTGATGTTTTAAATTCCGTCACTGGGGACACCGCTACCTTCAACTCGCTTCCCCCGATCGATATCGGCTCAGGGTATCTGGTGTTTTATCACTGGAAGCATATGGCTCGAAAGCAGGATGGAAATCATTACCTCCTTTACCACCTCAGTGCTTACGTCATTGATAAAGACTTCACCCGGATCACCCACACGATCCCGGAACCTCTCTTCTCCGGTTCCCTGCACGATCGACTTATCTGTTGGACAAACGAATACGGTCATCCGGTTTCGTTCCAACCGGCATGTATCCTTCCTTTTGGTGCCTACGTCGAGGACCAGCAACTCGTGATGGCACTCGGTGTTAATGATGCGTTCAACGGCATCTTCAGGTGCCCGCTGAGGTCCATCACTAGCAAACTTAAGGAAGTCGATTAAGACTTCTCTTCCCGCTCCAAAGTCGACCAGACAAGAAGCGACGAATCTTCGAGCAAAGCCTGGATAGCGGGCTGGCCGTCAAACGTGTTAACCAACTCACGGAGACAGCGGTCAGCTCCCGCCAGCAAAAGACCTCGACGATCTAGACCGTCACTGATCTGACGAACGGTTTGGATGTGCGAGCGAAGTTCCTTCTGTAACGCAGAAATTTTGGTTGCTGCCGTGGCATGATCCAACATGCCTGTTAGCGTCATATCCCGAATATTTTTAATATCGACCTGAAGATCGTCGATTTCACGAAGGAGTACCTTGCGAAGGTCGCTCTTCGGGTACTTCTCCTGAACCCACGCTGTAAGGTCTGCGATGCTTCCTGCATAACCCGGTGTAAGGAACCGGGCGTACATATACGCTTCAACGTCGCTGGTCGAGTTCTTCGCGTAGAAAACGAACGCGTCCTTCTGCGACTTTTCGAGCGAAGCCAACCAGGAAGCAACCGTGGTCGAGTCACCAATTGTCGATTTAATCATGCAAGAGCGCCGTGAGTAGCTCCCGCTAATCCGGCTTCGAAACGCTTAAGCGCTAATTTACCTTCAACATCGCCACGGAGCAACGCAAGTTTGTTTTGCGTGTCAGCTTCCATGGAGCGCAGGTTGAGGTTAGTAGTCGCCAGATTCTGAGCTAACTGGTTCTTCGACTGAAGAGCGCTAAGACCAGCACTTGCTAAACCAGTCGCAGTGGGCTGCTGCAGAGCTTGCTCGCCAGACAGAATTGAATTTTGCAAACCGTAAGCAGCATTTGCATACGCTTTAGCGATGTCCGACTGGGTTTGAGCACCCATCAGCTCAAGCGTCTGCCGGTTTTGAGCGTCTTTGAGGAGAGTATCAGCAGCACCTAACGAGTAAGCCTGCGCGATACCTAAACGAAGATTCGACTCAGCGAGATCTTTTTGCTTAGCGGCGTCAAAGATGTCGTACTGACCTTGACCCAAAACCTGTTGCTGAGCTGCAATACCCCCTAAATAAGGAGCTTGCATGGTGGAAAGCTCTTGAGCTGCAGTCGTGAGCCGAGTGTTATAAGGACTCAGCTGTGCAAGGTAAAGTGCAGCTTGACCGCCGTAATCAGGGCTGGCAGCCCCGCCACCGCCTCCACCGCCTCCGCCTCCGCCGCCGCCGCCGCCAAAGAGACTTCCCGCGAAACCGGAAGCTAAACCACCTACTGCAGCTGCTAAGATCGGAACTGCCATTTTATTTAACCCCGTACACCCAGTTTAAACTGGAAAGGAGCAAGAGCAGCCTGAGTTCCCTTCGTCATGGCGTCCATAACGCTGACGTTAGGCGTAGCAGCAAGTGACATAGCTTGAGCCACAAGGCCTGTATTAGCTAGATTAGCTGCGATTCGGGTTTGTTCAACCGCACCCCACTGCCTCAGCCGTTCAAGTTCAGCTTGACGGCGGGAAATCTCCAAACCTTTCTGGTAGCTCTGTTCGGAGAGAGCTTGCTGAGCACGGAGCAGTCGATCAAGCCGAGCTTCCTCGAGTGCGTTAATCGACTCAGATGAAGTTTGACCCTTGAGGATATCAAGAACAGCCTGTAAGTTTGGATCTATAGTCTGCTGAGCTTTTTCAGAAGCGTCAGGGAAATTAGTCGGCGGCGGAAGCGGAGGCGCAGGGGGGACCTCAAGAGGAGGAGCTTTTTGAACAGGAGGAAGAGTACCTTTGGTTTGAGCTTGATCTAAACCAGTAGCACGTTGGCCGGTCATCTTTTCCCACGCTGCAACGCTTTGTGGGCCGTAATCAGGTCCTCCCCAGACCTTTATCTCCCCATTAGCGTCTATATAAGTAGTCCCAGGAGGCATCTCTCCTTTAGGGCTCGGCCCTTCCCCAGCCATACGAGGTTTTTGGGTGCCTCCAAGCACTGCCCCGAGACCGAAGAGACCGGCACCAATTGCAACTGGAGCTAAGAGAGGTAACATCTTTCGTACTAGAAAGCCCTTCCGACTTCAGAAAGGACCGGGCTATTCTCTAGTTTACTCGTAGCAAGGATGTTTTCGATAGCAGAATTCAGAGCACTTCCTGCAGCGCTGTAACCAGAAGAAATTCGCTGACGCTGCACATCACCAAGTGTCTTAACTTTTTCCGCCTCTAAGCCATAACCAGCCTCAAGGGCACGCATTGCGTATTCAGCTTGCGCTTTTGCCCGCTCTTGTTCGATTAAACGCTGATTAAAGGTCTGAGCTTGATACTCAGCTCCTTCAATCGACGAGCGACGATACTCTTCCGGAGTCGGAGGTTCCTCCAAACGCTGGCCTGTTGCAGCACCAATAGTCGAGTTCCATAAACGGATGCGTGGGATCTCGTTTTGGTACCACTGGGTGTACCCGGCAATAGCTTCTGGCTGAACAAAATACTTACTCGAGCCGCCCATGCCAGCAGCTTGATAAGAAGTCGGGTTTATAGCACCAGCACCAGATTGAAGAATACTTCCCAGCGCATTACTTATAGGTTGAGCGAGTAGCTCAGCTCCTACGCCTGCAGCTAAACCACCTAAGCCAAATCTTCCGACGTTTTTAGGAGATGCAACAGCCTGGAGCATTTGCCCAAACTGAGGACTACGACTGATCTTTGCAGCTTCCTCAGGGCCAAAAGCATTAACCAGGGTTTGAACGAGCTGATTCAAGTCACCAGCAGTACCCCCGATATTGCTCATAGGAGACCGACGAAAGGGGTTTGCCATTAGCTCCTACCTGGATTGTCGTATGAAGTGCCTGAGGAAGGCTTCTTTTCTAATTGTAGTAAATTATCAGACGACGAACTAAAGATGCCACGCTCTCTTTGTTCCGGAGAAGGCATCACTGCCGTCTGAGGAAAATTAGAACGAATGTAGGCCTGAAGGAAACCAGTAGGGTCTAAATCAGGCGCAATCTTCCGAACGTCGCGTTCTTTGAGCTGTCGTTCTCGTTCCGTCATATCACCCCAGAGCCTGATACTCGACAGAGGGAGGAATGGAGGAGGAGCTAGGTGCGTTCAGAACAGAATACTGACCGCCGTAGTTAGGCATGTCGTACTCAAGGGGACGCTGGCGGCTCAAATATTCACCGCTTTCAAGAGACTGACGTTGCTGACTCTCGAGGAAGTCGATGAACATCTCCATCAGCATCGGGTCCTGAAGGAGGATTTCCAATAGACCCTCAACCTCTGCACCATCCTCAGGAGTGGTGACACCAGCGGTAATGCGACGCTGGAGTTGATCTTGCGCTTCAGGCTTGTTGTTATCGGGGTACCCGTTTAAGGAACGAGTAGCTCCGGTATAAAGGCCTTCCGGCTCGTGCCCCGGCATGGGAGCAGCAGCACGGTAGTAATTACGTAAAACAGCGTGGACAGCAGGAGCCGCCACAGCTCGCTCCGCGTCAGACTGAGGAACTGGAAGACCCAGGACCCGAGCTGCTAGTTCATAATCCTGAGGCGAGAACACCAGAACATACCCCTACTGATGCTTCTAGTTTAGGTGCAATTTGCAAGATATCGCCAGGTTGCACCTTCAAAGTTAAGCAAATACGCTCAAGGACATCTGGGGACGGTATATAACGTTCGTCCAGATATATCTTCCGCGTGGTCGTTGGCGACAGGTCCGAGACCTTACTGAGCTTGAAAGAGCTAATCCCTCGGGAATCCAATAGCCTTTTCAGACTATTAACCAGCGATCCGTGCGTTGTGTAGGAGGAATAATAAGGCATCCCACTAACAACATACTGACTTTTTACTTTAGCCCCTCTTGGGTGATTTTGTAACTTTCATCGAGACCAAAGAGATCAATAAGCTGATTGCAGTATTTTATATTTTCAGAATAGAACTCGTAAGGGTTCCGTCCCAACAGCTGACCTAAAGCAGTCACATTGCACATAATGGGTCGGTCGTCATAAACACTACACTTATTATCAACAAGTTTCTCGCACACACCGTTTTCATCGGCTTTGTAAGGGAAAACTTCCACTGCTGCTCGTAGGACAGGGTTATCTAAGCAATCAACATTGCTAAGAACCTTCCCGACGGCCATACAACAAGCGCCGCATCCAGTGCAGGGGAAACCACCTTCGGACATTCTAAAAACCTAGATTTTTAGATCGAACAAAATGTAGATCATATTGGGTGTAATCGAGAGGGATACTTGGGTTATTGAACGGTGTCTTGTACACCTCCCCCTCAACGTGCGCCTGCCACGCTGGATTCCACTTGGCGTGAAGATACTGTTTGTTCAACTCATGCGCCCTGTGGATACCCATAGCTAAGGACGGGTCACTACGCCAGGTCTGACTGCCATCAGCATAATCACCTGAAGTTTCACCGTGGTAGTAAGGCTTACCGACGGACATGTTGCGCTTCAAATCGCGATGTTTAAAACGCATCCCATAGTCCATATCCTCGCAATAAGCCGGATACAGGTTCTCATCAAACAAACCGTACTGTTGTACAACCCAGTCCTTTATCGCAAACAAATCCCAGCTGCCATTCTCTCCATGGACAATACCGGTTTCTGCATCCTGCACGCGCTCGACCATTGACGCAAGTAGGCCTGGCGTGAACATAATGTCATGATTTACGATCACCCAATACGGAGCATTCATATAGGACTTGATTATCAAGTTCCACGCTCCTGAACATCCGATGTTTGCTGGCATGTGGCAAACAACGATCTTTTTGACGTGCTTGTGCGGGACCTTGGTCAGCAGATCCAGCTCCTCGGTAATCTCCCCGCGACCGTTATTGTTAAAGATGACGAAGGTGTCTACAGGGTAATCTATGCTATATAGTAAGCGGTATACCCAATAAGGCGTATTAACGACGGCAGTGCCAATAACAGGTATCGTCATTTTCGTCTGAAGCTGGTAGCATGCTAGCACTTACACAGGAATCTGGTGGCAACTTATCTGTGGGGTCCTGAAAAGAGTCTCATCGTCCCCGTTCCTGACCGTGCCTTCCTGATGCACGATGACGATTCCGGTCGTTGTCAGATGCACCAAGTTGGCGTGCCTGAACTACCCATCATCCAGTGGGCAAAACAGACCTTCGCAGACAAAAACAAGGTCTTTATCGACGGTGGCGCTCACATGGGCGCGTACTCAATCCTCTTAGCTGACAGCTTTAAAGAGGTACACAGCTTTGAAGCGCAGCGACGCACCTACAACCAACTCTGTGGAAATATCTTTTTAAACGAAAAGGATAATGTCCACGCTTACAATGTGGCTCTGACTAACCCTTCCAAAGCTAACACCACCACGACTCTTTCGATTGTTTCCGAAGACGGCGGCGGCTCGACCATCTGCGAACCCCATCAACCGGTTCTCCGTCAAGAAAAAGTCAAAACGAAAACTATCGACAGTTTCCACCTCGAGAACGTAGGCCTAATCAAGCTCGACATCGAGGGCAACGAACTGAGCGCCCTGCAGGGAGCGACACACACCCTCAACCGATGCGGAAAAGTCCCCATCATTTTTGAGGCAAACAACGACGAGTGGTTCGCAGCTAAGAAAAAAGAGCTGTTTAACTACCTGTACGTGACCCAGTACGAAATCAAGGAGATCCGTCCCTTCGACAACATGTACGTCGCAATACCTAAATCAGACAGCGCTTCCGCTTAAGTCGGGGTCCTGCATCATATGAGCTCGAATCCAAGCATCTTTAAGCTGATTGGCCTTGGGCTCAACAAGGTGAAAACTACTCACCACGCCTGATTGGTCCCCTACCTGGACGCGGACACACCCATCCTCAAGCGTAAAAGTTTCGACTGAAGGAAGTTCCATTACTTGATTCCGGCGCCCAAATACAAGATACCTAGAAATAGCGCTAAACATATTGTGGATACGAGTGCGACCGTGTCCTCGTGGGACATTTTCAAAACTCAATTTCTACCAATGTAAGTTCTACACTCGCTTCCTTGAACATCTTTATAGAGAGATCAAAACTTTGCTTCCATCGGTCGGGAATAGGCATATCAGGGGCAACCACACGCTTGATCCCTGCCTGGATCAGCAACGTGCAGCAGGAGTTGCAGGGAATAAACGGCCAGACGTAAACGGTCGCTCTGTCCAGGGAAACTCCATTTCGAGCAGCCTGAGCGACAACATTCCCCTCAGCGTGGACAGTACGAAGAAGTTTCTCGTTACGGTCGTTCAAGCGACCGGGTAAATCGGCTATACCTCTAGGGAATCCGTTGTACCCCGTAGCTAGCACCCGTCGTTCGCGCACTGCGACAGCACCGACTTGAGTAGAAGGGTCTTTGCTCCACTGAGCAATATGCTGCGCAAGATCAAGAAAACGTTGATCCCAAGAGCTCATAGTTGGTTCCAATGACGAATAACTCCAGCACAAATGAAAACATTAGTAATCATGTAAGCAAGTAAGACTGAAAACCTTACAATAGCAACATGATCGGCCACACGGTCGTTATGGTGTGCTTTATCACCCAGTGCTCGGGCAACAACAACCCACCAGTACTGTCTTCTCATCGCGGCTTTCTGGTGGTGTAGGTTTTATCTTTAAAAAACTCAAAAAGTGTCTCTGGGTTATAGACAAAACGTTGTTTCACACCAATACGAGGATTGAGCCCCGTAACTTGTAAATTAAACTTCTGAGCCTCTTCGAGAGTCAAATAGTGCTTTCCATACTCAAGCTTTCCTAAACGCCGCCAAGTGCCGACACGCTCCATGCTGATCACGTGGCGCATATAAAGAGGCAGATCCGAGAAAGAGGCGACCCACATTTCTAGATTCCTAAACCTTCTCTGTAATCATGCGCAATAGCTGCATGCTCTTCGATCCTGCACAAACGCCCCTGACAGTGCAAAGAAGGCGTTTTAGAGCCGTCCCATAGTACTAACCAGTACCTAATTTCATCCTTACGAGCGTTCTTCTTGAGGACGCATTCGACAAGGGTCCCATAACGCTGACCCGAATTAGCAGTGGCTCTTTGACGACCTTCTTTGGTCGTAAATTGAATCAGGGAATTTTTCGGTCGTTCCGCCACACGGTCACCGACTTCAAAGGATTGAACTGCTTTAGTCATCGTTTGTCGATTCGAAGTGAATGCACTCTGAAGCGTAGGAAGTACCCGCCTCAGGGAAATCGAAAGCGCACCCTGCTCTAAGCATGTGAACACAATCTTCACACGATTTTTCTGACTCAACCGAAAAAGTCGTATTTTGAAAAGAAGAAACGCCAAGTAACTTTCGGAACTGTTCCAGAACAGCAGAAGCATTCTCCGCGTCTTTGAAATACTCTTGAGTTACTTCATACGTAGTCTGCGCATACCCACAGAGGCATCGCTTTCTGCGTCGTCGGTGCTGACCAGTTAGACGACTTTCGATGACCTTAAACTGTTTTTCGCCGCAAGAAGGGCACTCCAAGTAAGGCGTTTGTTGAAAATCTTCGGGGAAAACCATGGTCTTTAATAAAAAGTGCCTCCGGCGAGACTCGAACTCGCAAGCCCTAAAGAGCGACGCATTTTAAGTGCGTTACGTATACCTATTCCGTCACAGAGGCGTGGTGCGCATCGCGAGAATTGAACTCACCTAAGGTCGATTATGAGTCGACTGCATTCACCAGATTGCTAGATGCGCAGTAAAAGGTACACAAAATAGGGTCCTTAGCTACAGAAAGACCCTATTACACTCAAACAAGAAAGACTCACGTCTTTACTTTGTCTTTTAGTTTCCGTGCTGCTGTTGCTTTCGCAGCGTTGTGCGACGAAGAGCACTTGTAATTGCAGTAAGGACCAGGAGTGGAAGGGTTACGGACCGCTCGAGCAGTCCAAACGCGTAATTTTGCCCCCTTTAGATAGAAAAACTTTTGACAAACTGGGCAGGTGAAAAATTGAAGGCCTTGAGACACGATGTAAGAGGGCTGTCCTCGCACTGAAGTAAAGCACAAGAACTCCCTCAGGGCAACGTATTTGCTAGTACACTCAATAAATCATTTTTGTCTCAGAAGGAGACACAGCTTCTCTTGCGTACCGCAGGGCATAGGCCTTACACAAGCGATACACACTGTACCTATCGTTGTCAAGGTTGCTGAGACCTTCCGCAATACACTCATCTTCGGCTCGCATTCGGATCCGAGTCTCCTCGTTTACGAGCGGTCCATTAGAAATGGCCACGCCGCAAAGGAAAAAAGCAAGCGCAAGCACGGAACCTTTGATCAGGATCTGAGATCCAGTGTCTAAAAGCTTCCAAGACTGCCACGCGAGCGCAAAAAGCGGTAGATGACGAGACTTGAGCTCAACAGGGGCTTTGGTTTTCATGTGATGTAACTATGAGACACTCATATAATAACACAGTGCGTACGGGATTACCTCCTGAAAACGGTAAAAACGCTTAAGTCACAAAGAAAAGCAGTCTTTTGCTGCCTTGAGGGGTGCGTAGGTCAAAAAACCGAAGGTCCACCGTGGTTTTGGGTGGCGGGCCTGTACTTTATACCCCTGTAACAGAGCCAAAGCGTAGCTCGGTGTATCAGAGCCCACCAGTCCCTGAATAATTCATGGTGGCGCTCGCGGTCGTACTGTACACCGCGATACGTAATAGTAGTCATGCCCTTAAGGAGACTACTATTACACTAGAAAACGGTAGTATTAGATACCGTTTATTAAGCTACACAAGAAGTTAAGAAATAATTACGGTTATTTAATATCAAGTTCCCCGTTCTCATCCCATGTAAGGCTGGACATGAGACCGTATTGGGGCGTTTTACGCACAGTGCTGGCTCGTGGAAAAGATGGTGTCTCACAGCCAGACGAGAGCGCTATTAATTTGCTCATAGACGCAACAAGTTTTTCTGAGGGGAACTCGGCTTCCATGCCCATCTATGAGATTCCCCTGACAATAGGGGACTCACCTAGGCTCCTGGTGGGATCTTTTTATTTCCTACAGGTTAAAGAAAACCTTAAACCCCTTTGAGCTGACCGGATCGAATGGCGTTGATCAAAGAACCGCCAAATCGATCGGCAGCTTTCTGGGCATTGCCTTCACGCCTGTCGATCCGCTGCAAAACTAAATCACGGAACTCATCCTGAGCCATCGGGAAAATGGGGTCTTGGCCCACGGGGATCCCGCCCGCGATCTCGGTAGGAGCAGAAAAAGAGCTCTGAATGTAGCTATTCAGGAAATCTACACCTTGTTTAGTCAGTTCTTCGGCTTCCTGTTCAGCACCTAAACGGTAACCAGCACCCTGGTGGAGCATTAGAAGCGATCAACTCTTATTTATTAGTATAGCGGCAGCACTGTAAGACACTTAGCGGCAAACAACTAGCTAAAATTAAACAGACAATAGGAACATCAAATGCGGATCGCTGGGTCAATTTTTAACACCGATAAAAATGATTCCACAATTGCATCTGACTACGATGATCGCTTGAGGCATCGCGAAGAAGCTCGTATTATTTACGAGATGATTATGAAGGGAGATATCCCTAACCCCGGTGAAGCGACGATGAAGAAACTAATGGATCAGATCAGCGGAATTGAGTTACGAGGTGTCTAAGCTGATTGCAAAAAAACACTAAAAACCACTATGTCTGACAAAAATCCTACTTCTAGTAAAGACTTGCCCTCAATTTACATAGAAGTAGCGGAAGAACACGAGGATGGGTCTTGCACCGTAAATTTTATTTGGGATGAAGACGATCCCGCCCTTTCAGAGTGGAACAGCTTGTCAGATGACGAGCGAAGTGAGTTAATAATAAAAACTCTTTCTGACTTGAAAGATAAACCTTTGAACTAAGTACAAGAAGTCATTCCGCTCCACGGAACCATTTGCGCTTTTCAGAGAACCACTCCGCCAAAGTGGTCGGATCCTGCGGTCCCGAAAGGTGGTTAGACGGATCAGGATCCCCCAAATCCATTTTCTGCATAAAATCGTCCAAACTACCCTCCGGTACATCACCGTTAATAGCTGTACGTCGCGCTCGGCGAAGCATCGCCTCCACAGAGTGATTGACCTTAGCCAATTTTTGGATCCACTCCATGTCCTTAAACTGGACTTCACCACCTTTTGCGACTCGTTCACAGATAAATTCAACTCTCTGACGGGTGCTCGTCGAAAGCATGTGGAGGCTCCCAGTTATACCAGCCTAAGACGCTAAAAAAGGTTTAGTGCGCCGCATAAAAACCTAAAAATTCTTGAAAAACTCTTCAGGTCCAGGATCTGCACCCGTTTTCAGAATTATTAGGGCACGTTTGTAGAAGTGACTGTTCGTTTTACCTGCTTCTTCTAACGCATCTTTGACTTTTTCCCACTTTTTTAGGGTGTCAGAGTCCATGAGGTGCTTTAAAAGTATCTTATAACTCTAGGCGACACGAGATGTAAAACTTTTTTGTGCTGAATATGTTCATAAATGCCTGAACCTTTAATAAGACTGCTTATTGGCTTCCTTATTAAAAGTTGAAGCCGAAAATTTTAATAAGATTTCCCGTCTTAGCATAAATAAGTACCCTGATTTCGCCCCGTGGCACGGGAGTGGAACACGCCTTTGCGTGCGCCTTGGAACGGCACGATTAAAACGGCACTCGATACGGTAGATAAACATAATCAACATTACTTTGAGAGTATGGATACGCGACATCTGATCGCGGCGGACCTGCTCCGTACCTACGTGGTGTTTTTAAAAGACCTAATTAAAGACCTAGAAAGCAAAAATAGATAAATATATAACCAGTAAAACATTTAGGGCTTATGCCCACGCGGCGAAATTTTTTTCGTCAGGGCTGTTAGTATGTTGGTACTCAAAACTCTCATCCCATTTTTCCCGCTACAAAACCAAATACTTCTCGCCGGGCGCGGCGGAATTGCTCCTTATGGAAAAAAAAGAAATGTCGGGGAGGAAAGTTTATATCCTGCGGGTAAATCTTTGCCCCTTAAATATCATTAAGTTATGTTAAATGTATCATTTAGTATTGTGAAGCTGTATTAATACATCTGTTCTAGCGGGGATGACCTATCACGTTTTATTTCAAAGCTTGACTTGCGGGCCTGCCGCGTGGTATTTGCGCGGGCGCGTGCGTTTCGTTCTTGTAACTAGGTGAGCCCCATGCCATTGTGTGCCAGTTGAGAGACCGGCTGGAAGGGGTTGACGTTCGCACCGATCCGGAGCGATGCTGTGCTCATCGATCAAATAACGATCGATTGAACCTCGAAAGCTGAAGACGGAACCGGGACGGCCGAAAGGTCCCCACGCTCTGCCGCTGATGGTAGGGGGCTCCCACCAGGGAGCGCCTGAAGTGTAGGCAATGGCAGGCATGGTGTGACCTAACGCGAGCGCCGGAACTGTAAAGGCTTCTAGGTTGACGAACCTTGACAACAGAATAGCTGTAAGTGTAGTAGGAACGCGGCGACGTTAGTACGAAATCAACTTACTGTTGTTCTCAAATAGTTTGCACAAGTAGCTAGGACAATGCAGCCGAACTAAGTAGGCCATTGGATAAGCACTCTTAACTACTTGTCAGCGGGTATCTTGTCTGTAACTAAGGCAAACCAGTGACGCTAAATGTTAGTAACCCTCGTCAGGTTGCAACTAAATACAATCCAACTGGTCCGGTTGTAGTTAGTTACGTGTCAGATTTTTTGTCCAGCGTATCTGTCTATGGTGCAGGTACGCAAACTCTGGACACTGACCTATCACCACGGCGCCGATCCGTGCGATGGCTGGGTCAGTTATACGTCAGAGGCCAATCTGCGCACTGTAACTAACTACATGCCTGCCAAATTGTTTCACTTTTTCTCTCACGGTTTCTGTCTGTGAGGGGCCTTTTAGTTTGTACCTTGTCCGCTTGGTTGTTCTTAATTAGATCACATTGGATCAAATTAGATCATCGAGCTAGATTCTCTCCCTGAGCTTTGTAGGCTCACTGAGGGATTCTTTCCCTCCATTTGTTTATCAAATTACAGGTGATTCTCATGACTGTTTTTGTTGATCAAGATGCTCGAGTAGAGCTAGAACTTTACTCGACCAACTTTTCATCTGCTCACTACAACTCAGTGGGCAAATGTCTCTCCAAGTTTCACAAGAAGGGCACCTACGATTACGAACGTGCTGTTAAGTTTATCGAGCGCAATTTGGTACTTCCTGCAGCTAAGGATTACCTGATGTGCCACGGCTCGATGACACAATCTCTGCGCAACACATTCCCTAAGAATCTGCGCATGATTATCGCTGAAGATATAGCTAACGCGTTCAAAGCTGAGTTCGAACTTGGCAACTACTGGGAGATCTGATCATGCGACCTGACTATGCCACGCCGGAAGACTTCTCTAAGTGGAGATCTCACGCAGAGACTTTAGATACCTATTCTCTGCGCTACATCATCACAGACTGCAGGAAGGCTGCAGCTAACTTGCGCAAGGTTAATCCTGTGCGTGAGGGTTACTACGAAGACCAAGCTTTTACCTACGCAGACGAACTTAATCGGAGGAAATCACTGTGAAACTATCTCAAACCGAGTGCAAATTCTTGGCTGAAGCTATCCTCTCCTGGGGTGAATCTAAGCCTTGTGTGTCTGGTGTTCCCCTCATGTACACCGATGCTTCAGGTGAGAAGTGTCTACTAACCCGCGATCAGATCGAAACACTTTACAAACGTCTTGCCTGGTTGGGCGACGATCAGTGG